AAATTGACTTCTGCTGTCGGCAATAATACAAGCCCATCTCCGTCTCTGGGTATGCTACAAGATGTGTTGTCAAAATATTCTGTTACTGTTTCGGTGACACTAGAAGAGAATAAGACAACAAAAGAGACTAAAAAAACTGGCATCTCTTCTACATCTATGTCGAGCAAGGTTCCTGCTAAAAAGACACAGAGCAAGACTACAGACAAATTGCTTATAAATGGTATTTCTGATATATCTAGAACCTTTACTTCTCTAGGTTTGGGCAATTCCAGCAGCTCAAATAAAAAAACAGAACTAAAGCCCACTATTTCAAATTATGATCTGACAAAAAATAATAATTTTATTGACAATTCAGTAAGAAAATCTCCGATCTCTAAAGGGCAGTTGGAGAGCATCCCTAACCAGATAACCTCTCTCTTTATTTCGGATTCTCCAGCTGTCAAGAATAATTGGAAAAATTATAAAAAACAGGGAATTGATTTTATTTCCAATAATCAAACAGATTTGATGTTCCTCTATAATTACTCTACTCTATTCAAAGTGGAATATTGCGATGGATATGAAAAAAGCAAAGATGGAAAGCCGCTACTAAATCAACAAATCTGGAAAGAGCTAACACAAAAACAACTGGAGAGAGTAGAAAATTCAGAAATACTTCTTTGTAGAATACAGAAGTACAATAATCTTGAGGTGGGAGTAAAATTTCCTGAATTGTTAGATTTGCCAATATTTGATCAACATTTTTTCTTAGCAAAGAACAAGACCACACTTAACAAGGCTAAAAAACCACCGCAAATAAAGAAAAAAACAATGAAGCCATACCAGTCTGCACTAAGAAGGGCAAACTCACCAGCTGATTATGAAGTTTCTATTTTTTCACGAGGAATTATTAGGAGAGATAAATAATGGGCACGTACAAAAAAAGCGAATATCTCTTGCAAAGCATGTTAGAAGAAGGAGAAGCGCAAACAGATAAATTTCGAGTAGACATTGGAGGTGCTTGGATGAGGGACGCAGATGGAAAGTTCAAGCCTCAGCCACCAAAAATGGGTGCAAATGAAAAGTTTTCGAAAATATCATTCGGAAGTAGTAATATCTTTCAAAATTATGAAGCTTCACCGTATTATTCGATCACCCAGTCCGTTACTCTAAAATCTGATAGCTCTTATTTTGAAAACTATTCTGACTTTGTTGATTATATAAGAGGAACTTCAGAAGATACGCCGGCAATTGTAACGGGGTCTTATTTTGTGGATACGAATATATCAATTCAAGTTCCTTTCTCTCAAAAAGAAAAGCAAATAATTGAAAATTCTGCCAAGCCTATGTCTTATTATGTCAAACCTTTTTATAATTTTTATCAACGAAATTATGAAAATGACACCATTACGGTAGCAGAACAAACATTGCCAAATTTGTATTCTATTTATGCCTCTAAATCAGATATTGATCAATCTCCAAATGCCCTAAATGATTTCGACGAAGAGTTACTAAACATAGGGACTCTTCTTGAAGACATAGTGGACACTTTAGGTCCGCTACCTCCTGAAACTGAAATTCTTCCAATCCAAAACATAAACTTCCTAAGAGAAGCTAATGATTATAAGGGAATATTTCCAATGTATAACGAAATAGAGTTTTCAACACAGAGGAATACGGTACTAGCAGAAATAATTGGAGAAGCAGATCTTAGTAATAGTTTGCTAAACTATATAAGCGGCGCCGCACAACAATCTTTGCCATTCGCTGGGTTTCGAGAAGAGCTTTCTGTCAACTCTGAAGGTAAAGTGGAATTCGTAGACACCGCAGCCGATGGAATTTTTAGAACATATGATCTTTTCGAATGGGTCAACAAAGTTTCAGAAGAAATAAATAAAGAAAATTCAAATTTGAACATTATTGGGCCGGCCCCAGAAGAATCAAATAAATTTATAAAATTTTTGAATTTGTTGAAGTTTGAAGCAAAATTTCAAGACATGATAAACAGTTATCTTAGGAATTATAAAGATATTTTAGATGGAATTCCTTCTTATTCTGAAACAGTAGCGTATAAAGTGGAAAAAAGAATTGCTGGAAATTTAGTTACAACATATCTATTTCCAAATTCTAACGAAATTGACGTTTACAGATTTGTAGATACTCAAGTCAAATATGGTCAAAAATATGAATATTCAGCTTTTGCATACCAACTAGTTCTGGGTGCTGAATATAAGTACAAAAACCTCAAAACCAGTGTCAAGAATAACTATCAAGATTATCAAAATATCATCTCAAACTCGAATTATGCAGGAGATGATCAAGACACAAACTCCGGAACAACAACCAGTGGAGGCTCCGGAGGAGGAGGCGCTGGAGGTAGCCGACCTGCTGGCTTCGGTGGCTATGTCATTCAAGAGCCTGGAGTTATAGAGAGAGAAGATGAGGGTACCGATACTGACAATATTGATAATTTTGATTCCGAAGAGTTTGAGGTAGGGGGAGAAAACGAATAATGGCAACAATCAAAACAACAAAAAATAGCAGTCAACCAACATCAAACTATACTTCGAAAAAGACATCGGAAAGTGAAAAATACAGTAGCTATGGAGATATAAAACAGATAGAATCTCAAGAATATACAGCAACTTTCGATACATGTGTCCGTCCGGTCGCAAAAATTTATGAAATTCCCCTATTCTCTACATCTGCTACAATTTATGATAGCTTGCCTATATTTCCAGAGGTAAATATTTTGCCAATATTGGGAAAAAATAACAGAATAAAGATACTGTTTAATTGTGGAATAGGAGATTATAAATTAGAGCCTATAGTTATAGAGCCAAATGACGAACTTATATACGAAAACATTAGAAAATCACTAAATTTAGAGCGCACTGAACCATTGCCTTATAGATCAGACGATCCTCCGGCAAAATTTCAAATTTTCAGAATAACTCGACACCCGGAGAAATATTCTGATTTTTCTGGACGATTAGTTCGAGAGGTGCAAAATAGTACGAACACAGGTTATAAATATTTTTCTTCAAATTCAGTTATTGAAATGTTGGAGCCAAATACAAAATATTTTTACACGTTTAGATCGGTAGATATACATGGAAATATTTCTAATCCATCTCCAGTTTATAGAATTGAATTAGTAGATGACGAAGGAACGATCTATTTATTAGTAGATGTTGTGGAGTTTGTAAAAAAAGAGAGCACACAACTGACAAAGGATATGAAAAAACTTTTCAATATAGTCCCCAGGATGTCGCAATGCATCGTAAACGGCTCTGGGATCCAGGACTATACGACAGCCAAGGGATCTTCCGTCCCGCCAATTGGCTTTGAGACAGAAACTCTGTGGGGCAAAAAATTCAAGATTCGTTTGATTTCTAAGAAAACAGGAAAGAAAATGGACCTAAATGTAAATTTTCAAACAGAAATGATATCAGAAGAAATAAAATAATATATTTTAAAAAAATAGCAAACTATTTATAGGAGAGGAAAGTAAGAATGGCATTTTTAGACAATTCAGGCGACATCATTTTAGATGCAGTTTTAACAGATACTGGCAGAAAGAGACTTGCACAGGGAGACGGTAGCTTTAGAATTACCAAGTTTGCTCTAGGCGACGATGAAATTGATTACACTCTATTTGATAACCAGAACCCAAGTGGTTCGGCTTATTTTGATTTAGAGATCATGCAAACTCCAGTTTTAGAAGCTTTTACAAACAACACTTCAAATTTGAATTCAAAAATTATTACAATCACAAGATCAAATTTGCTCTATTTGCCAGTATTGAAAAGAAATGATTCTACAGGAACAAAGAACTATATAGCAGGATCTACTGGCACAATCTTGATTGCATCGGATAATTCAACTGCTACTACTCTTAGCAATGCCACTGACACCGAAGTCGCAGATTATATCAATGGAAATAATGGCGAAGCAAAAGGTGGAGGAATTAGGGTCGATCAAGGTCTCGATAATACATCAACCCTTGGGCAGACTTTAGATAGTGATTTGGTAGAGACACAGTATATGATTGAAATTGACAATCGCCTAGGCGGAATCGTTGGTGGTTCAGATGTCAGCAAAGCAAATAATATTTCTCAAGCCTCTCCGTCTTTCATCGACGACGATCAAATTGCCGTATATTATTTATCTTTAGGTACCGATGCAGATTATGTTTCTTCTATTGATCAATCTACGAACGGAAACACGAACTTGACAACAGTAATTGATGGTGCACCAGGAACTCAATTGAAATTCTCTATCAAAGCTTCTTTGGATCTGAACAACACTGGCAATTTCTTATTTACAAGGTTGGGATCAACATTTTCGCTAGATATTGACAGCACACCAACACCATTTTATTTTATCGATACGAATATTAGAATTTCTGGAGTGACAACAGGCTACAGAATCGATATTCCTGTCAGATTTGTGAAGGAAGTATAAGGAAAAGAACATGGCACAAGTTTTCAAGACAATTTTAAATAACGATATTGCAACAACAAGAACATTGCTTCACGAAGCTATTCCAATTACGGGATCGATTGTTTCGGGAACATACAGTGACGAAAACGTAAAAAACTATGCACATGGAATGTTTCAGAGTGTTTACGATTTTCCCTATCTAAGTTCTTCAGCTAACCACATTTTTGATATCACATATGGATACACTGGCCCTACTTTTGATAATCCCGCTCATGTACAGAATAGTAAGAAACTGAATATTTATAATCAGATGGCTCAAGTTTTAGTTGGATATGATGAGGAAGGAAATGTCAGAAAATTCGATAGTGATGGAGACCTGACTGGTGGAACAAAGATCAATAGAGCGGTATTCGTGAATTACTCCAGACTTCTATATAAAGATGAAATCAAAAAAGGTAATTTTTCTCTAGAATTGAGCCACTCCTCTGGTCCTTTGGTGCTCGCAGACCACGGCGCCCAAAATGACTATCGTGTAAATTCTCCGGCAGGAGAATATGGAATTCTCTATACATCTTCGGTCGCAGCACCGGGTACCGGTGTTGGGTTGATTTATTATCAGGCTGGCGTTGCAGTTATTCAGGCAAATGGAGACATCATAGACAACGCTCAGGATTATGAAGAAAATTTTGAAATTACCGGCGCAGCGGATGATTTTAGAAGCATTTGGGTTGATAATAATTTCAATAACACTACAGAATTGAATTCCACTATTTATTTCTGTCGAGCCGCACATAATGAATTCAATTACTCTACAAACCCCACTTATTTGTCTCAAAGTCAGATCGTAGTCAAACAAGAGACAACAGACAATCCAGTTTCCTATGTTACTTCGGTTGGTTTGTATAGTGCAGATAACGAGCTTCTTGCGGTTGCAAAATTGTCAGAACCTCTCAAAAAAGATCCAACAAATGAAATTACCTTGAGAGTTAGGTTGGATTACTAATTAGGTAAACAAGATGTTGGTATCATGCCGTATAAGAAATTTGAAGAAAATGACAAGTTCAATAACATTATAAGAACCTACCCAAAGGTTAGGTTTGATATATATGATGCTAAAGTTTATTATCAAAATAGAACCAATATAAGTGGTTCATTTACTGGGAGCACCCCCAACGTTGATACGGGATTCGTGTCCTTGTACGAGATGAATGTAGACAGGAATGAAACACAGACAGGAATGATATATCCTTTTGTAACCAAACAAGGCACACTGTCAAGCTTCAAAACAATTTCTACATCAGAATTCAATAGTGATTTTGTTTATGGAGATGTCCTGACAGGATCATATCCTTTATCTTCCAGTATTAGTAGAGAATATTACCCTTCTGGATTTCTAAATAGGCCTCATATCCGTGCGTTAAAGAACACTCTAAATTTTTACACAAACTTGAGTCAGCACTATTCCTACAATTCAATCTTGGGTAATAAGGCAGCACAAGAAGTAAATCTTATCTCCATACCTTCAATATTCTACGGATCTTCTATAAAAAAGGGATCTGTTGATTTGAGATTTTATATATCTGGATCTCTAATTGGACAACTCACCGACAAGAATCAAAATGGAGAACTTATCCAAACCGGCCCTGTCGGCAGTAATGGTTCTGGCTCTGTAGCGGGCGTTGTGTTATATAATGAAGGGTTTATATTATTGACAGGCTCATGGGGATTGGAAGACGGAGTCTCAAGAAATTATTTGGATGATATTACAAATCCCCAAACCTCTTCGTGGCTAAATTATGCTGTGGGAACAAATGATGGCATTCCATCTGGAATCATTCCTAGTTCAAGCTATAGCATGCAATTCAACGGAACACAACATGTACCAACGGTGACTTTGTTCGCTCATGCAAATCGTGGAGAAATGAACCACTCAAATAACCCAACATATTTATCCCATGAGTCCATCTTGCCCTACTCTACATCTAGTTTTTCAGTAACAGAGCCGACCAGGAGAATAAAAAATGTAGTGAGTTCAAGCTATGCAGATCCAGACGCTCCTTTTGAAAAGACCACCTACATAACAAAAATAGGAATTTATGATGAAAATAAAAACCTAATCGGCATAGCTTCGGTAGCTAAGCCGGTAAAGAAAGTAGCAGATAGAAACTACACATTCAAACTAAAATTGGATCTATAAAATGATATTAGGATTAGATATAAGTACTAGTATAATTGGCGTATGTGTTCTTGACAATAACAAGATTATCAAAGCTGATTATATCGACTTGAGAAAAACTAGCGAATTCTTCGAGAAAGCTCAAGTTGTTGAAGGCCGCCTCAAAGAAATAAGCAGTAGCTATAATATAGAGAATATTTTTATTGAACAAGCTCTCATGTTTTTCCGCAGAGGAGGATCCACAGCAAAAACAATGTCAATACTTCAAAGATTCAATGGAATTATTTCTTGGCAATGTTATCAAATTTTTAGCATGGAGCCAAATTATGTAACCCCCATCTCGGCAAGATCTAAATGCGGAATCAAAGTTCCCAAAGGAAAAAAAGCAAAAGACGTAGTGATGGATCATTTTGTCGAAAGTGGTGAGATCGAAATGGATTATACGCGGTACGGAAATATTCAAAAGTACTGTTATGATATAGTAGATGCTGTGATCGTAGCACGTGCAGGATACTATTTATTACAGGAGAATATAAAAAATGTCTGAAATGAAATTGATTATGGAGAGTTGGAGAAGATATAAAAAAGAAGATAACTCAACGCTCATCTTGAGAGAGATCAAACAACACCTTGAGATTCATTCCATCATTCAGGAAGGTTTTTTTGATGACTTGGCCCAAAAGATTCCTGGAGGAAAGAAGGCGCTCCCTTTGATTCTAACTGGGATGATCGGCGCAGGTGCTTTGTCCCCTGATGTGGCAGCCGCCGCCGAAAAATATGTGGATAATAGTGGGGTAAATGTTGAACAGGCTATGGAAGTATCTAGTGATTTTTCCGAAAAAGATTCTGAAGAAAAAACTAAAAAACCAATTGGACAGGCTTTAAAAAAGGCCCTCAAAGATGTCGGAGATTCTTTCAAAAAAGACGGAACAATAGGAAAACCTTTTCAAAAAGACGGGCCAATAGGAAAACTATTCTCGAAAATCGCCAAGAGCCAAGATGAGATGTCAGATTTGGACGATTTGGGCATTGAGGACACTATAATACTGCATATAATGGTAAAAAAAGCCCAGGGCTTGGACTTAAGTCCAGATGAAAAGCGCTTACTGGACCTCTATAATCAGCACGGCCCCAACTGGGATTCTAAACTAAAATTGAAAAATAATCCTTGACACAAGGAACATAACGTGCTATATTAGTAACATGAGCGAAAAACTTACAATTCTAAGTAATTTTCTTGGCAAAAGTTACAAGTCAAGTCATGAGCATTTATTTAGATGCCCATTCTGTAAGCACCATAAAAGAAAATTCTCTGTCAACATTGAAAGGGGTGTTTACAAGTGTTGGATTTGTGATGCAAAAGGGAGAAACTTACATAGATTAGTGAAGAAGTTCGGATCTCACAAAGACCGAGAAAAATGGAAAGAGTTTTCTGACGAAAAAACAAACTTGAGTGATTTTGAAAGTCTTTTTGAGGAAATTGAAAAAGAGGAAGTTCAGCAGATTATTGAAATGCCGCCCAATTTTCACACTCTTACTGGAAACTGTAAGTTTAAAGCGCCACTAAAATATTTAGCAAGCCGAGGAATAACAAAAAGAGATATCCTAAAGTGGAAAATTGGATTTTGTTCGGATGGCCCTTTCAAAAACAGGATTATAGTTCCATCTTTTGATAGTAATGGAGATCTAAATTATTTTATAGCAAGAACATTTACAGATAATTATAAAAGATACATAAACCCCCCAGTCAGTCGAGACATCGTATATAACGAATTGTATGTAGATTTTGACCGAGAGGTTATGATTGTTGAGGGTGTATTTGATGCCATCAAAGCAGATAATGCAATCCCCATCCTGGGTTCAACAATCAGAGAAACATCTCAACTATTTAAAAAAATAGTAGAAAACAGCACGCCTGTCTTGCTGGCATTGGATCCAGATGCAAAATACAAGGCACAAAACATAAAAAAATTATTTTTCAATTATGGAATTGATGTTCGAGAGTTGAAATATGATGACGAAAGGGACATAGGTGATATGTCAAAAGAGGAAGTAAAAAAGCTAAGTAAAGATGCCCCCTTCATAAATGAAGAGGATACCTTAATTTCAGCTATTTTTGACTTATAGGAGATAGAAGTTTGAAGTTTGCTCACATAGCGGATACGCATATTAAAAATCTGAAATATCACTACGAATACAAGATTGTATTTGAAAAATTGTATGATATCTTACGCAAAGAAAAACCTGACTATATTATTCATTGTGGAGATATTGCACACACCAAGACACAGATTAGTCCAGAATTTGTAGAGATGTGTTCTGACTTTTTAAGTTCTTTGGCGGATATTTCGCCCACTTATGTTATTTTGGGGAATCATGATGGAAACCTAAAAAATTCAAATCGTCAAGATGCACTTACTCCGATTGTCGAAGCTTTGTCTCACCCTAATTTACATTTGTTGAAAAAATCTGGAGAAGTTCCCCTAAAAGCCGGGATAACTCTCAATGTTTTATCTGTTTTTGACGAAGAGGGGTGGGTAGAGCCAAGCAATCCAGATAATATCAATATTGCTCTTTATCACGGCTCGGTTTCAGGCGTAGTTACAGATACTGGCTGGGTAATGACTCACGGAGAGCATCCAATTGAGATTTTTGAAGGTCATGATTATGGCTTCTTAGGCGACATCCACAAAACAAACCAGCGTCTAGACAAAGAGGGGAGGATTAGATACTGTGGATCGACAATTCAACAGAACCATGGAGAAACAAACGACAAGGGATTTCTATTATGGGACATCCAAGGTAAAGAAAACTTTACTTGTCGCCATGTTGAGCTTAAAAATCCGAGGCCTTTTGTAACAATTGAACTTACGTCTACTGGAAAGATGCCCAAGAATGCTTCCAAGGTAGTACCTTCGGACGCTCGATTGCGCCTAGTATCAAACAATAACTTACCACTAGATGTAATGAGAAAGGCTATAGAAGTAGCCAAACGTCGCTTTCGGCCAGAAAGTATCACTTTTTTGAATAGAGCGTCTGGCCAAAGAGGAAACGTTCAAGACATCACGGACGGTCTAGAAACAGAAGACTTGAGAAATATTCAGATTCAAGAAGAACTCATCAAAGAATATCTAAAAGATTTTGAAGTAGACAATGATTTGATGAAAAGGGTTTTAGATCTGAATCTAAAATACAACAAGATCGCAGAAGAAAACGAAGAGGTTTCTAGAAATATAAATTGGAGATTGCGCTCAATTGAGTGGGATAACCTTTTCAACTATGGAGAAGGAAATAGTATAAATTTTGACAATTTAGAGGGGATAGTTGGAATCTTTGGGAAAAACTTTTCCGGAAAATCTAGTATTATTGACTCCATTTTATACACCATCTTCAACTCTACTTCTAAAAATGATAGAAAAAACCTAAACATAATCAATCAGAATCGAGATTATGGAAGGGGAAAAGTAAAAATCTCTATAGGTGATACAGATTATTATGTCGATAGAAATTCTGAAAAATATACCAGGAAGCTAAAGGGGCAAACAACTCTTGAGGCGAAAACTAATGCTGATTTCTCTATGTACGATCCGTCTTTCGGAGATAAAGAAAGCCTAAATGGCCTAACAAGAAATCAAACAGATAAAAATATTCGAAAAGTATTTGGAACTCTAGACGATTTTCTTTATTCTTCGATGGCATCACAGCTAGATTCTTTAACTTTCATCAAAGAGGGGTCTACAAAGAGAAAAGAAATTCTTGCAAAGTTTCTAGATTTAGAATTTTTTGAAAGAAAATTCAGACTATCAAAAGAAGATGCATCAGATACAAGAGGTGCCTTAAAGAAATCTGAAGGCCGTGACTTCAATAGCGAAATCTTAGCTGCTCAAGATGACTTAGAAGAGGCCAACAACAAATTAGAGAGCAAAAAAACTTCTTATGAAAATCTAAAGAAAAATCTAGAAAAATATAATAAAGAAATTTTAGAAATCAATGAAAAAATAAAATCAATCCCTGCTGAAATCATTGATGTGATGAAAGTCCAGCAAGAATTGTCAGACAAGAGAAATCAACTAATCTCCGTTTCAGATCAAAGCGAAGAGTTCAAATTAAACAGAAGTGAGGATAAAGACACTTATAAAAAGGTTGTTGAGTTTCTGGAAGTATTTGACGTAAAGTCTCTCTTCAACAAACAAGAGAAGGCAAATGAATTACTAGATCAAATGGCCACACTGGAAAATATGTTGAGTACAGAGGAGGAGGAGCTAAAAAGAAATAAAATCAAGGAAAAGCTTTTGAGCGGAATCCCTTGTGGAACTTCTTATCCAAAATGTAAATTTATCAAGGATGCATATGTAGCTAAAGCAACAATTCCACTAAACGAAAAAGAAGTAGAAAATCTTTCAGAGCAAATCGGAGATCTAAACGAAGATATTCAAGAAATTGATCCTGATCAGGTCGATGATCATATTAGTAAATATAATAGCCTTGTGGATCGTCGAAATGAATTATCAAACAAGATAACAAACTATGATTTAAAAATTGAAAAAAATAATTCACTAATAAATACCTTGATGTCAGAAATCTCTATTTTGGAAGACAAGGTATCTGAATACGAACTAAACAAAGACGCTATTGAGAATTTAGAAAATTTGACAAAAAGCGATAGAACTCTAAAAATAAAATCTCAAAATTTACAAAATAGTTTAGAATCATGCAACAACTCAATATTGGCTCTTTATAAATCAGTTGGATCTTTGGAGGAAAAGCTAAGTAATTTAATTCTCAAGAAAGAGGAATTTCATGATTTGCAGGAAGAATTTTCTGCTTATGACCTCTATATGCGCTGCATGCACCCAAATGGTATAGCTTATGATGTTATTAGAAGAAAGCTTCCAGTTATCAACGAGGAAATTGCAAAAATTTTAGCAAATATTGTTGAATTCGAGGTGTTCTTTGAGGATGACGGAAAAAGGTTAGATATTTTTATCAAACACCCTAAGCACGCCCCACGACCATTAGAAATGGGTTCTGGTGCAGAAAAGACAATCGCCGCGATGGCTATTCGGCTTTCTTTGTTAAGCGTATCTTCGCTTCCAAAATCCGATATCTTTATTCTCGACGAACCGGGAACAGCTTTAGATGAGGAAAACATGCAAGGATTTATTGATATTCTAGACCTTATTCGATCTTACTTCAAGACAGTCCTACTTATCTCTCACTTAGATAGCTTGAAGGATTGTGTTGATATGCAAATAACTATAGATAAAAAAGAAGGCTTTGCCTTTATACAACAATAATACTATTTATAATGAAACAGGAGGGTTTATGACAATGACACAAATGGCAAAGGGCGCAATTGATAAAGCACTAGAAAAGGCAGTCTCTAGAAAACTCCTTGTATGGGGTATGGCGACGGGGCTTTTATTTTCTGGAAATTTAGAGAGCGAACACTGGCTGTACTTAAGCGCACTGTACATTGGCGGCCAATCCGTCATTGATGCAATCGTAAAACTGAAGGGTGCATAGTGATCAATATCAATATTGAGGATGTTTTCAAGTCCTTTGGGTCATTTTTGGTAAAAAATTGGCAAGGTGTAGGTCTGGTTGTCGTGCTTGTTTTATTTTTTGTTACCAAGAATGATTATGCATCACTCAAAAAATCTATGGATGTTATGGGTCAGAGCTATGAAGCTCAAATTTCTGCTCTTGAGGAGCTTCACAAAAAAGAAATTGCAGAACGAGAAGCTGCTATCTTAGAATACGAAAAAGAACTGATAGAGATCTCCGATAAATATAAAGATGCCTTGATAGATCTTCAACAAGCTAGAGAAAAAGATATTGAAAATTTTATTCGTGATTTTGAAAAGCAGCCCGAAGTGATCGCGATTGAAATAGAAGAAATTTTCGGATTTGAATATGTTGAATAAACTAGTGATGATGTTTTTTTTGATGTTTGCTGGCACCTCTGAAGCATCAGAGGGAAAGTTTACTTTTATACAGGATAATCAACCAGCACCATTCACAGGAACTCTTTTTGATCCAGTCGCAACAGCCAAAATTTTATCAAACTATAAATTTTTAAAAGAAGAGTACGACCTAAAACTTGGATTTGAACTTGAAAAACAAAAAGCACATTATGAGCTAAACATTGATCAACTAAATATTACAATGAACACAGATAGAGAAAGATATGAAACAACCTTGAATCTAAAAAATACTGAAATTGATCAACTAAATAAAATAATTGCCAAAAAGCCTGGAAAAAATGCTCTTCTATGGGGCATCGTAGGAGGCTTTGTGGTGGGAGTAGGAACTACGGTTGGGATAGTACATGTGGTGAGCAAATGAAAAATGACCTAAACCAAATAGCTAAATATGAAATAGCAATTTCTAAAAAGTATGGTAAAGAGGCAATTCAGCATCCTAAGTCTGGATGGACAGACAAGAAGGAAGAAGAATACCAGCGCCAAATTCGAGATTTGCACCAAAAAGAAGTCAAATACAGAGAAAAAAATGAAAAAGTAGAAGTTGATGGCATTTTAATTTCTAAAAAACTATTTAATAAGGACGAAGATCGAAATTGTCCTATATGTTCCGCATATTCTTTTGATTTGAGGGATGATGTTTATATGACAAAATTCGATTGTTGCCACAAATGTTATATACAATGGGTCGAAGGCAGGGAAGACAGATGGTCATCAGGCTGGCGACCGGAGAAAGAAAATGAAAATCACTAAATCACAATTAGTAAAAATTATTAAAGAGGAAATCTCTAAAATAACTACAGAAGCTAAAACGGATGATAATAGACCAGATAGAGAAGAAGACGACGACGTTATTTATGTTGATGGTGTTGCAACCACAAAGCCCGGTATCGGTGGTATTCCCGATAAAGCAGGTACCGGCTCTGATATGGGCGGCGACTTTGGCATCTATGGCAGAAAAAGGCAAGTAAAAGGCAATCCCTATAGAGAATTCAATGCAGTTGAAATGGCAAAAGATATGAATATGACGCTAGAAGATCTTTTTGATGCGATGGGAGTGAAAGATGCTATGGACCTCTTCAATTTGTTGCCACCAAATACGTTTATTGGTTTAATAGGAGATAGAGAAGTATACTGGGCAGGCCCAAATCAAGAAGGCACACCAAGTGGGTACAAATTTTGGTCTCGAAAGAAAAGAGATGATATGGCATACGGTGAATAACTAAAGGAATAAAAACATGGCTACAACATTAGAAATTATACAAGGAATTAATCAAGCGGCAGCAAATGCTTACGATGGATCTCACGATCAGAGGTTTGCATCAGGTGATGTAAAGGCAGTAGGTCTTTCCCGCGAAGAAGGATGTCCCATTGTTGATAGCAGGGTCGCAGATGGCTTTGGCGTAAAAATTGTTGCAGATATGTTACAAATCAATTATGAATGTAATGTATCTTTATCATCTGTTTACGCTAACGGATTTGAAGAAGAGTGTGAAAGAAAAATTCAAGCAATTGCTGACTTTCTAAAAAAAGAATATAATCAGATTACAGGGAAGTCAATTTCGCTAACTCCCCAAGGAGAGGCAAAGTGCTTGGTTCAAAATACCTCTAGAGTTAGAACGTTTGTCACAGCACATAGAATGTTCAAAATCGGCGGCATGAAGCAAGTTACAACTCTAGGGGAAGCAGTTGCTGATACTATGGTGATTAATTATAATAAATTTTTGAAAGAAGGCGGATTCGCCAAAGAATAAATAATGTCATACACACTATCTAAAAAGGAAATCGTAGCAGAAATTCTTAAGTGTGGAAAAGACCCGGTATACTTCGTAAATAATTACGCAAGAATTTCTCACCCAATCAAAGGTCTGATCCCATTTAAGACCTATGATTATCAGGCTGATCTTCTAACTGATTTCAATGATTATCGATTCAATGTTATCCTGAAGGCGCGCCAGTTAGGTATTTCTACGATCGCAGCTGGCTATATTGTTTGGCTTATGCTATTTCACAGAGACAAGAATATTCTTGTTATGGCAACCAAATTCAAGACAGCAGCCAATCTTGTCAAGAAAGTTAAATCTATTATGAAAAATGTGCCAGACTTTCTTCTTATTTCGGAAATTTCGATAGACAATAGAGCTTCTTTTGAGCTTTCCAATGGTTCTCAAATTCAAGCAGCTTCGACTTCTGGCGATGCCGGCCGTTCAGAGGCTCTTTCTCTTCTGGTTATTGATGAGGCCGCCCACGTTGAGAATTTGGATGAACTCTGGGCAGGTTTGTATCCTACAATTTCGACTGGTGGACGAGTGATTGCCCTTTCAACACCAAATGGTGTGGGTAACTGGTTCCACAAAACATATACTGAGGCCGCCGAAGGATCAAACGACTTTCACCCCATTTTATTACCATGGGATGTACACCCAGATAGAGATCAATCTTGGTTCGAAAAAGAGACAAGGAATATGTCGCGCCGCGAAATCGCGCAAGAACTTGAGTGCAATTTCAATACATCAGGAGAGAGTGTTATTCATCCAGATGACATCGCGTGGCTTGAAGGAATTGTAAAAGATCCAAAATATAGAACAGGTTTTGACCGAAATATGTGGATCTGGGAAGAGTACAATGCACAAAACTCTTACTTGCTAGTCGCAGACGTTGCAAGAGGCGACGGAGCTGATTATTCTGTCTTTAATATTGTAAAATTAGAAACAATGGAAGTTGTTGCTGAATACCAAGGAAAGCCAAACTTGGATATGTATGCCAATGTTCTCTTTCAGGCTGGAAAAGAGTATGGAAACTGCCTGTTGGTCGTTGAAAATGTCGGTATTGGAATATCGGTATTAGAAAAACTCATTGACTTAGAATATCCAAACTTATACTATTCCGTAAAAGGTACCCACGAGTTTGTAGAAAGTCATCAAGGCCAAACGATGCAGGGCGCAGTGCCCGGTTTTACCACCTCTCTAAAAACAAGACCACTAATTGTAGCAAAATTGGAAGAATTCGTAAGAAACAAACTAATTAAAGTATATTCCCTTCGCTTTTCTAACGAATTGAGGACTTTTATTTGGAATAATGGCAAACCCCAGGCAATGAGGGGCTACAATGATGACCTGATTATGGCTCTAGCAATCGCTTGTTGGGTAAGGGATACAGCACTAACAGTAAACAAGAGAGAAACAGAATACAAAAGGGCATGCCTAAACTCAATGGTGAGTGTAAATACAAAAATAAATACAACAATTCCGGGAATGGAAGGATACAGTAAAAAAGAAAGTTTGGACGATAAAATGTTCAAAGCAAAAGAAGAATATAGAAAATATTCGTGGCTAATAAAAGGATAAAGAATGGCTGACCAGAAGAAAAACCCCAATAATCCACAATCTGAATTATTTAGAAGATTGACTCGATTATTTTCGGGACCAATTGTAAATTGGCGCACCCAGATGAATCGAAAAATCAGAAGAACAGCATTAGATAAGTATGCTACTGATTTTAGATCTGCATCTGGCCAACAATTCAAACGATCCGAATATAGTCCTTTTGATGTCATGCATTCTAAAATTATGGCTCAACAGAATAGGGCAGAGCGCTATATTGACTATGAACAAATGGAATATATGCCGGAAATCGCATCTGCTTTGGATATTTATGCCGACGAAATGACAACGCATACGGCATTGACCCCCATGTTGACAATTGATTGCCCAAATGAAGAGATAAAGGCAATCTTACAATCTCTATATACAAACATTTTAAATATTGATCACAATCTCTTTGGTTGGTGTCGGTCTATGTGTAAGTTTGGAGACTTTATTTTATATATGGACCTTGATGAAAGGCTTGGAGTGAAATCCGTGATCCCACTTCCCCTCAAAGAAGTGGAAAGATTAGAAGGCGAAGATCCATCAAACCCGAATTATGTACAATATCAGTGGAATTCTGGTGGGATGACTTTTGAAAATTGGCAAATTGCTCATTTTAGAGTGCTTGGTAACGATAAATATGCACCATATGGAACTGCTGTGCTTGAATCTGGCCGAAGAATCTGGAGACAACTAGTTCTTATGGAAGATGCAATGATGGCTTACCGGATTGTTCGTTCGGCAGAACGCCGAGTGTTTTACATTGATGTCGGAAATATTGCCCCCAATGATGTCGAGCAGTTTGTTCAGAAAACTATCACTTCAATGAAGAGAAATCAAGTTGTTGATGCCAACACTGGCCGCGTAGATTTGAGATACAACCCCCTTTCTGTTGAAGAAGACTATTTTATCCCAGTTAGAGGTGGCGAATCTTCAAAGATTGAAACTTTACAGGGCGGCCAATTTACTGGCGACATTGACGATGTAAAATACCTAAGAGATAAGATGTTTGCGGCCCTGAAGATCCCTTCTGCTTACCTCTCAAGTGACTCCGAAGGTGGCGCCAATGAAGATAAGACAACTTTGGCCCAAAAAGATGTGCGATTTGCAAGGACAATCCAGCGCCTTCAAAGAGCAGTTATTACGGAACTTGAAAAGATCGGTATTGTGCACCTATATACACTCGGATTTCGAGGAGACGACTTAGTCAGCTTCAAGCTTAAACTAAATAATCCTTCTAAAATTGCAGAAATGCAAGAACTAGAGCATTGGAAAATCAAGTTTGATATTGCTGGTGGAGCTACAGAAAATTTCTTCAGTAGACGCTGGATTGCTCAAAATTTATTCAATTTATCAGAAGAAGAATTTGTAAGAAATCAGAGAGAAATGTTCCACGACAGAAAGTTCGAAGCAGAACTTAATGCAGCCGCAGAAGCAGCTGGCGAAGAAGCAGCTGGCGGTGGACTAGGAGACCTTGGGGGTGATTTGGGTGGCGGAGACCTCGGAGCTAATTTGGGTGGCGGAGACCTAGGCGGTGGAGACCTAGGCGCCGGAGATTTGGGCACCGACACTGGCACCGGAGACTTGGGTACTGATACGGATCCCGCAGCCACAACTGACACATCGGCCGGAGACGAAGGTCCGTTACTTTCAGCCCCAGCCAAAAGAGACGATAGGGGCAGAAAACATACAGAAAAATCACTTTCTGATAAGGCAAAAGGAAAAAAATATGTTTCCAAGACCCATCGCGGAGGAGATAGCCGTTCAGGTAGACAACACAATTATTCTGCCATGGCTTTTCCAAAGCCAAAAGATATTACTCCTGGAATGTCAAATTTGATGGGACTTTCTAGAGGTATTTACGAGGTCAAAGAACCTATTTATGGAAAAGAGGAATCACTTTTATTTGAGACAAAGTCAGAAATTCGTGATTTGATTACAGAATTAGAAAATTCGGAGATTAGTTTAGATGAGAATGAAACACAACAAAAAGCGTAACACAGCGTTTATTTTTGAGGCTCTTATTAGAGAACTAACGAGGGCTATCGTTGCAAAAGATGATAAAAAGAAAAAAACTATTATCAAATTGGTAAAAGAAAATTTCAAAGGATCTTCTTTGATGGCAAAAGATTTGGATTTCTATAAAGCCATTTTGGATACCAAAAATATTGATAGAGTAACCGCAGAAAAAATTATTTTTGAAGCTAGGATGGGCAAAAAATCTATCAACGAAAAAGAACTCTTTAGGGAACAGACGGAAGTAATTGATAAAATCAATAAACTTGTATCTCCTAGTGTTTTTTCTAATTTCATCCCAAATTATAGAGATATTGCTACCTTATATCAGATTTTTGATTACCGAACTAAAACAAAACAGAGAGTTTTGTTGGAAAACCAAGTAGTAAATAGTATGACTTCTTCTCAAGAAAGCAAGTCTCCCGCTATGAAGCCCGTTGATAACCTGACTTATAAAACATTTGTTAAGAAATTCAATGAAAAATATGGTTCAGAGCTTATTTCGGAACAAAAAAGCTTATTGGGACATTATATTCAGTCTTTTACAGATAACGGAGTTGAATTAAAAGTGTTCCTAAATGAAGAAATAAGTAGATTGACAGAAACTATGAAAAGATCTCTAAATATGTCAGATATTTCTAGAGATTCAGATATGATCGATGGGATAAAGAGGGTTGTAGAGACTTTAGAATCATTTTCTGAAAGAAAGATCGACAAAGACATGGTACAAGAAATCTTGAAAATTCAAAATCTAGTGAAGGAGATTGAAGCGCCATGATTTCGGTCAAAATTAGCAAACAAAAAAAACTTATTCAACTAGAAATGAAAGCAAGAAAAACTCTTGATGGAAATATTTTGATTTTTGACCACAAAGAGATTGATATCGTTATTATGCCCGATAAAAGAAAAGTCGTTACGTTTGCAAAGGATGATTATTCGGAAACAATTTATCATGTTCAAGACAGATTTTTCGAATATTTGAAAAGAAAGGGAATTATCACCTATGATTCAGTCAGGGGTGGCAACGTTTATGGATCCATCGAAGGCATAATCGCAGAATCAAAGGATCCGGAAATAAATGTTTTGGATTACGCAATCTACAATGTATATACTTTCCTCAAAGAAGAGAAGCCTCGATATGATTACATCGATGATTACGAGCAAATGCTAGACGACTATTATACGCAGCCAACAGATCAAGATTCGACAGAACTGGGAGAAGTCCCCCAAGCAACAGAAAAAGGATCAATTAGGCCTGGGTATAATAATTCACCATATTGGATGAGTTACATGCTTGAAGGAAAAGAAAAATGAAAATAACTAAATCTCAACTGATAAAAATTATCAAAGAAGAAATCAATGAAGCTTCTTTATCTAATCAGAGCGATCTAGAGAATGCTAAGCATGATCATTTTGTTGCTGCTCACGAGCAAGCGTCAGCCGCCGCTAACGGATTCGAAAAGTTGGCGAGATTAGATGAAACAGGCCTGATGCACGATATTCAAAGAAAATACATTGATTTGTTTAAGTCTGGCGATAACGAATTTGGAGATTTAGGCCCTCTTGCTGTAATCGCCATCGCAAATGCCTATACTTTGGTAAATAAGTAGGTAATGTGTCACTCCTTTATTTCGTCTTAGCAGCTTATGGGTTAACACAACTCCTTTGTTACGGTAAAATTTTTGACAGAATAAGGCCGAAAGGCTATTTCTGGACATGCCCTATGTGTGTGGGGTTCTGGGTTGGTGTATTTTTGTGCGGTATTAGCCCTTTGACTGAACTATTTATATATGAACTGAACATTGCTAATTTTCTAATTTGTGGATGGATCAGTTCAGGGACATCATATATAATAAACATGGTCTTCGGAGACTATGGCATCAAAATCCATAAAGAAAGGGGGTGATCTAATGCTTAAAAGATATATGCTTCGTAATGTCCGCCGCTGCAAAAGCGGTTGTTGACTACTTTAGAGAGGAAGGGAAATGAATAAAGTCTTATTGAGAGAATATTATGCCTTGTGTGAAGGTGGCGTTTGCCAAGATTTACTTACCGAGGCAGAAAAAATAGATATAAAAGAAAACAATGCCATGTATTTGACTGGTTTGATGCAACAAGCAGATATTCAAAATGGCAATGGAAGAGTATATCCAGAAAAAACTCTTATGAGAGAAATGAGAACCTATCAAAAACTCGTAAAAGAAAAGAGAGCGCTGGGTGAACTTGATCATCCAGATGATTCTGTTATTAATTTGAGAAATGCAAGCCACATGGTGACAAATATTTGGGCTGATGGCCCAAAAGTCATGGGAACCGTTAAAGTCTTGGGTACTCCGTCCGGACAAATTCTACGCTCTCTGGTGGAATCTGGAGTCCAGCTTGGTATTTCTTCACGAGGTTTGGGTTCTGTGAGGGAGAATGTACAGGGAGGAGTTGTTGTCGAAGATGATTTCCAGCTTATTTGCTTTGATTTCGTTTCAGAGCCAAGTACGCCAAATGCATTTATGAACTTGCAAGAAGGCAAGCAATATAAAGAGCCAAACATTTTTACCAAAGCCGATAGAATTAATCGCGCTTTAAACGATATTTTGGGTGATAAATGAAAAAACAAGAACTACAAAAAATCCTAAAGCCCCTTATCAAAGAATGCATCAAAGAAGTAATCTTTGAAGAGGGAGTTTTGTCAAGTTTAATCAAAGAAGTGGCAGTTGGTATCGGTCCTCAACAAACAATCGTTGAGACAAAAGTAGAAACCCCGGCGCCAGACTTCTCTCGACAACGCGCCGAGCTTCAAGCGGAAGCTAAACAACTGATGACAGAAAAAAGAAGAAAACTAGAAAAGTCTCTCGGAGGAGGGTTCGAAGGAATCTTCGAAGGCGTTGATCCAATTTCGTCCGGCGGATCCGTGAGCGATAAATCATCTAGTGGCCCATTATCAAACTACGCCCCTAACGATCCAGGTGTAGATATTAGTGCGATTATGGCCCTCGGTGGCGGAAAAAATTGGAAAAACATGATTTAATGTAATAAAATCAAAAATAATCTACTTATAGAAGACAAGTGGAGAAAAGATGTCAAAACGTCCAGCTAATGTATCGGTTAGGCCTAGAGGTAAACACGATAACGATCAGAGAATGATCAAAAGATTTATGAAGAAGGTAAAGAAATACAGGGTATTAGAAAAGTACCGAGAAACTTTGCGATATCAAAAACCTTCAGAGAAGAGAAATAAGGCTGAAAAAAAGCGTCAAAAAGTTTTGGACAAATTGAAGGCCGAAGAAAAAAGAATTATGGAAGCAGATTTTGATTCTCTTCCAAAACCAAAGAAAAAAAGAAGAAGATAGTTCAAACAAAGAACTATTTATAGTCTGAAGGAAGGAAAAAAACATGTCATATTATAGAGCAGGACTCGGCAATGCAGCGTCATATCAGGTGTCAGGAAAGCCATTCGCTACAGGTAGTGTCAATATTGATACAGAATCAGCTAGTGGTACTGATCCGTTTGTAATTTCTTTTCCGTCTGTCACTCGCTGGGTGAATATAAGAAATCATGATGCTGCCACTGATCACAATGTTTTCGTGGCATTTTCTAGAAAAGGGTTGCCATCGCAGGGCGGAACAAATTATTTCAAAATTCCAGATGCTGGGGCTACAACCCCAAACTCTCCAGATTTTAGACTGGAACTTAAAGTAACTGAATTGTGGCTAGAGGGTACCTCCGCCGAAACAGACGTTATTGCAGGTTTAACTGGAATTTCTGTTGATCAAATTGAGAATAATTGGTCCGGATCGGCCGGAGTTGGCTAAAAAATGCCCATTTTTATGTCTAAATTATAAAATTTGTCTTTTTAGAATTCATTAAACTATTTATTTATGATGAAATCTATAAGGGAATTTTTTCATGTCTTCACTACTAGAACAAGCAATTATTGATGCAAATGCATTACGAGAGGCAGCAGTCAAAAACGCTGAATCTGCCATTTTAGATAAATATTCTACCGATATCCGCGAAGCAGTTGAAACTTTGTTGGAACAGGAGGATGATAACTCCGAAGATTTAGCATCTTCGTCGAATTTGCAGGATAGCTTACCATTGGCAGCTGATCCTACTCCGCAAGAGTCCTTAGAAGAGGATGAGAAAATCGAATTAGATTTGGATTCTCTCATTTCTTTGGCGGAAAAGCTAACAGAAGAAGAGGAAGGTCAACCTTCATCTCACTCTACCGCTTCTCCGGAAGGCCTTGAGCCGCCAGCAGAAATCGAAGATGCATCCATCGAAGTTGCACTCCAAGAAGGCCAAGAGGAAGACACTGATGTGACTATCGATAATCTTGACGAACTAATTGAAGAATTGGTTGTTGATATCGCGCCTCAAAAAAGTGGCTGGGTAGGAACTCCTGACACAATTATGGATTACAAAGAAGAATTAGAACTTGCAAGACGCTCCGCTACAGAAGCTCAAGAGCAAGTAAAAGCATTAACACAAGCTGGAGAAAGGCTTTCCGAGCAAAATGATAAACTCAAGGCAAAAAATGCCAAAATGCTGGAAGCACTTCAGATCTTGAAAGAAAATTTCAATAAAACTAATCTTTCTAACGCTAGATTAGTTTACACGAATAAGGTGTTGACAGACAACTCCCTGAATGAGCGACAAAAAAATAAAATTGTCGAAGCGCTGTCAAAATCAGATTCTATTGAGGAAGCAAAGGTAATATTCGAAACTCTTAAAAACGCAGTGGGAAGTGTATCAGGTAAAGCGCATCCACAATCACTTCGTGAGACCATCGAAAGACCTTCTGCCACTTTACCTAGAAGAGAAGTTAGAACTGAAGCCTCTCCGGTAACGGACAGGATGCAGATTTTAGCTGGTATTAAGACGCATAAATAAGGAGATTTTTAAAATCATGTCTATTCTAAATAAATTAACAGAAGGCATTGTTCGTAGAGACCTCTCCAAAGAAGGTGCTGCTCTTCTCTCCAAGTGGGAAAAGACTGGTCTTCTTGAAGGACTCGCGGATGAGCGCCAAAAGCACGGAATGGCTTCCCTGCTTGAAAACCAAGCGAAGGAACTTCTTCGTGAGGCCAGTTCTATGGCTGGTCAGGATGTAGAAGGTTTCTCTTCTGTAGCATTCCCAATTGTTCGCCGTGTATTCGGTGGATTGATCGCAAACGATCTCGTTTCGGTTCAACCTATGAGCCTCCCATCAGGCCTCATTTTCTTCCTTGACTTCACTTATGGTGGTCCGGACGCAGCTCGTCTTGATTACGAAGAAGGCGCCTCCGTGTATGGTGGTGGAAGAATTGCATCCCAGATCACTGGCGGTGTTCTTTTGTCTGGAGACAGCGCAGAACAAAGCTTCTACGCTCTAAACAACGGCTACTCAAGCCCAACCGGTTCCGTTGACGGCGGCCTCACACTTACTGGTCTTCCAATGGCTCTCGGTACTGCTGGCGGCATTGGTGATACAGAATGGACTGGTCTCGGCGGCGCCGCTGGTGACGCTTTGGCAGCTCTCGGCGATAAGTTGATTCGCTTTGACCCAGATATCGCTTCTGGTACAGCTTGTGCTGTTATCTCAGTTCCTTTATCAACTTTGACAGGCGACCAATTCAATATCAAAGATTATGTCACTGTTACTCTTGAAAATGGCGGAACAGTTGACGATACTCAGGTACGTCGCTTGACAGCTGATGACCCAACCGCAGAAAAGAGAGTTTTGCTTGTTTGTGCCGGCGGCACAGATACTGCCACTCTTTCGGGCACCATGACAGCTAATGATCAAGCTACTTTCGTTATCGACGATAACTTCGATGAAGGCGGCGCGCTTGGTTCTGTTTTAGCTGATGAGACTTGGGGTCTTGAAAACGAAACACGCATTCCAGAAATCGACATCAAGGTTGATTCTATCGCTGTGACTGCGAAGACCAAGAAGCTCAAGGCTAAGTGGACACCAGAATTGGCTCAAGACTTGAACGCATACCATAACTTAGATGCAGAAGTTGAGTTGACTTCTATCCTTTCAGAGCACATCGCTCTTGAGATTGACCAAGAAATCTTGGAAGACCTCGTGAAAGGTGCAACTGCTCAAACCTTGTACTGGTCACGCTTGCCAGGTAAGTTTGTAAATCGTTCCACCGGCGCAGCTCTAAACGCTGAAGCAACGCGTTCTTTCCCAGACTTCACTGGTAATGTTTCAGAATGGTATGAAACCTTGATTGAGACAATCAATGACGTTTCTGCACAAATTCACCGCAAGACTCTTCGCGGCGGAGCAAACTTCATCGTGTGTTCACCAGAAGTTGCTAACCTCCTTGAGTTTACCGCTGGATTCCGTGGTGCAGTTACCCATGATGACGACCGTGGTCAAGCTGGCGCAGTCAAAGTTGGTTCCTTGAGCAAGAAGTTCGACGTTTATGTTGATCCTTACTTCCCAAGAAACGTAGTACTTTGTGGACGTAAAGGTTCTTCTTTCCTTGAAAGCGGATACGTTTACGCACCATACGTACCACTCCAGATGACACCTACAATCTTCGGTACCGAGGACTTCGTGCCACGTAAGGGCGTGATGACTCGCTATGCGAAGAAAATGGTTCGTCCAGATATGTATGGCCTTGTCGTTGTTCAAGATTTAGTCTAAAATTAGTTTTTCCTAATTGTTATAGATAAATACCCCCCTTTCCGACTTTCGGAGGGGGGTTTGTTTATATAGAAACTAATTAAACCAGGAGGGCACAATCGATGGCATTGCCTAATTTATCGCCCGAGAGCCAAATGAGCAAATCAATTTTGCCCGCAACTGGAACAGTTGCTGACGTTGCAACGTCGTTGCCTCTTGGAATTTATGATTCTTCTAAATCTTTTCTTTCTGGTGCAGCTGACCAAGTCGCATATACCTACAAGAAGTTAGGAGGAGACGTGCTAGACATTGAACTTAAGGCAAGCAATGTTTATGCAAATTATGAAGAAGCCGTACTAGAGTACAGTTACTTAGTAAATCTTCATCAATCAAAAAATATGCTTTCAGATGTTCTTGGTCAAGCAACCGGCACTTTTGATCAGGACGGTAATATCATAGACGGACCAGAGGGTGTAAATCTCAAATATCCTCGTGTAATGTTCGAATATGCTAGAAGGGTGTCGGATGGCTTCTCTTATGAAGCTGGAATGGGGGGAACAATTCCTATTTATTCTGCTTCTTTCAAGCTAGAACAGGGAAAACAAGATTATGACCTGCAAGCAATCATTTCAGGATCCTCTGCCACAGGTATTGGGCCAGACGGAAATCCAGTTGAGTTCGATGGAGTTGTAGAAGACAAAAGAGTCATTATTAAAAAAGTATTTTTCAAAACTCCAAACGCAATGTGGAGATTTTTTGGATATTTCGGCGGCCTGAATGTTGTTGGTAATATGAACTATTATGGACAATATACTGACGACTCTTCCTTTGAATTGATTCCGTCTTGGCACAATAAATTACAAGCAAAGGCCTTTGAGGATCATTTATGGACTCGGCTTTCGCATTATTCTTTCGAGATGAAAAATAATAAATTGAGAATCTTTCCACAGCCAGATTTGCTAGGAACATATCAGTATATGTGGGTAGAATTTTCAGTCATTCCAAACAGTTGGGACAATCCTTCGGGCTATAAGGACGGAGTTGATGGAATCAATAATATGAATACCATTCCTTTTGATAATATCCCTTATGAAAATATCAACGCAATCGGTAAGCAGTGGATACGAAGATTCGCTTTAGCTCTTTCAAAAGAAACTCTGGGTCAAATTAGGGGAAAATTCCAAACAATACCGATTCCTGGTGAGTCGGTAAATTTGAATGCCGATGCTCTCCTCTCTCAAGCCCAATCCGAGCAAGAAGCACTAAGAACAGAGCTGAAAGAGATTATGGACCAGCTAACTTATGTCGAAATGGCAAAACAAGATTCCGAAAAATCAGAAGCAGTCAATACAGTACAAAAAAGAGTTCCAAATTTGATTTTTCAAGGATAGGAAATACATAAATGAGTGACAAAAGTAGAAAAAATGATGAAATTATTCAAGAAATAAAGTTTATGCCGTCTACAATTGAGACTATTGATCTTGCTCTGTATGATTGGTTAAATGAAGAATTGGATATTTTTTGCACAACCAATGAAGGTTGGAAAAAAGTGCCACTTATTTGGTCAATGCCAGAACGAGCTTACCAAATAAAGGATAATAAAGATTTGAGAAAAAAAGATACATTTATACTTCCGGCTATAAGTGTCGAAAGAGTATCTTTGACTAAAGACCCTTCCTTTAAGGGTGTTGCTTGGTCACACATTCCACGTAGGCCCGATGCTAAAGGCGGCGCCATCACTGCCGCAAGGGTCATAAAGCAAGAAAAAACCTCTAATTTTGCAAATGCCGACGCTAAAAAGAAATTCAAACAACAAACCTTTCCCTTTGAAAATAATAAAGTTGTATATACAACAATGACAACACCAGTGCCGACATATGTTGTAGCAAATTATAAACTAACAATCAATACAGAATATCAACAGCAAATGAACGAAATATTCAATCCCTTTATAACGTATCCAGGTCAAATAAATAATTTTTTCATCACCCGCGATGGCCATAAGTTTGAGGGGTTCATAGAAAATGATTTTTCTTTAGATAATAATATTTCAAATCTCCAAGAGGAAGAAAGATCCTTCACTACGGTTATTAATTTGAAAATTTTAGGATATTTAGTTGGTTCTGGAAAAAATGACAATCAACCAAAGATAACTGTAAGAGAGAATGCTGTAGAATTTAAGTTTGCGCCCGAAAGAGTGATCGTGGGAGATAAAAAGGACCTCAAATAATATGTCAGATGATGAAAACAAGTGGACAAGACCATCGAACCCCCCTCCTCCTCTTTTCTTGGGCGAGAAGGAAAGAAACTTAGTAAAGCAAGTTAATGATGAGCTTTTGGAAAGGGTTGTAGGGCAGCAAATCGCCTATATTCCAGTCTCTAGGGAGTTTACAAATTATCATCCGTTGTATGGAGAGGCTATAGAAAAGTGTTTTTTACCACCTATAAGAATTTATGGACTCGTAGAATTCGAAGCTATCACCACACAAACTAAAAATTACGGCTTAGACAAAGATAATACCATAACTGTAAAATTTCATAAGAGAAGGCTTCTACAGGATCAAGATACCTATGTCCGAGAAGGTGATTATGTCCAATACGGAGATAGATTTTATGAAATAGTCTCATTGACGGATGGCAGACAACTGTTTGGACAAGTTGACCACTTGTTCGAGATTCAGGCAAAATGTATAAAAACAAGAAAAGGGCTTATAGATTTACAGACGCTCTCTCCAGCAGCTTATTCTTCAGCACTTTCTGCTGGTTCTATGTTGGTTTCCGAAGAAGGGAGTTCTGGAACCGGTGGTTCTGGAGGTTCTGGGGGTTCTGGAGGTTCTGGGGGTTCTGGAGGCTCTGGAGGTGGATCAGGGACGGCTGCAAAAGTTGTCTTTTCGGCACAGCAATTTGGTGCCCCCGCGCCAGGAATTTTAGCTACTACTATCACGGGAGGTTCGTCAATCAATGACTCTTTCGATATTTCGGGAGATATAGATTACACAACAATTATGATATTTGTCAACGGTATATTGCAGAGTGTCTCTGATAGTCCCGGAGTAACAGACTTTTACGTAAAAGATGGGGAAATAATATCAAACTTTCCCATCACGGCGGGTTCAAATTTAACAGTTGTATTTCTTACTGCATTGGCAGAAATTTTTTAGGATAAAACAAATGAGTATTTTTAGAGAACATAAATCAATAGCAGACAGGTCAGCAGCTGACAGAAAAAGACATAAGCAAAAAATAGATAAAGCTTTGAGAGAGGGAATTAGAGACGTTGTTGCGGATGAATCGATCATCGGCCAAGATGGCAAAAAGAAAGTAAAAATTCCAGTAAAAGGAATTAAAGAATATCAGCTTGTATATGGAGAAAACAGCGACAATAAAAAAGTTAGTTCTGCTGGTGACAAGAATGTTACCAAAGGACAGGTTGTCCGTCGCGGCTCTAAAAAAGGAAAAGCCCAGGGCAAAAAAGGTTCAAAGGATCCTGGCGAAGAATATTACGAAGTTGAAATTTCATTGGAAGAGTTGGCAGAGTATTTATTTCAGGATCTAGAGTTACCAGATCTTGAACGAAAAAAGTTCAAGTTTATAGAACATAAAAAATTGAAAAGATCTGGATTCAGGAAAAAGGGCATGAGATCCAGGCTTTCTAAAAAAGAGACTATAAAAAGAAAAATCCGCAGGAAAAAAATGGCAATTGCCTCTGGAGCCTATCAAGAGGGCGGTGATGAGAGATTTCCTTTCCATAAAGATGATCTAAAATATAAGCATATGAAAATAAAGCATGAAGAAAATAATTCTGCTGTTATATTTTTTCTAATGGACGTTTCTGGTTCCATGGGTAAGGATAAGAAGTATATGGCAAGAAGTTTTTATTTTCTTTTATATCAATTTTTGAATTACAAATATAATAACATAGAAGTGGTTTTTATTTCTCACTCCACTGATGCCAAAGAAGTAACTGAAGACGATTTTTTCAAAAAAGCTTCAACAGGAGGTACCGTTATGTCAACTGCTTTAGAGCTAGAAAAGGAGATCATATCAAAAAGATACCACCCTTCTAGTTGGAACATTTATACTTTTTATTCCGGAGATGGAGAAAACTGGTCGTTTGACGATGAAAAAGTAATCGATCTGTTTACAGAACTGAAGCAAATAAATCAAATGATGTGCTATGCGGAGATAGATCCTTTTGGACACAGAGAGTCCGAATTAGACACCCTTTTGAACAGATCCTATAGTTACAATAATTCAGAAGCTTCCAATTTGTGGAGAAAACTGAATCATATTGTTGACGAGAAATTCAAAAAAATAAAGATCACCAAACCCGATCACATATGGCTTTCTTTCAGAGAGCTTTTTGGAGGAGAATCATGAAAGATTGGAGTATCAAAGAATTGCAAGAGTGGGATGATAAAATTTGTAAAATAGCTAAAGAAAAATATGACCTAGACTGGTTTCTCATAGAATATGAAATTTTGAATTATCATGAAATGATTGGCGCCATGGCCTACACTGGCTTACCAACGCATTATAGACATTGGTCATATGGTAAGAATTTTGAAAGAACAATAACAAGATATAATTTAGGAATGGAAGGTCTACCTTACGAAATGATTATTAATAGTGACCCCAGTATTGCATATCTGATGCTTGAAAATCCAATGAGCACCCACCTCTTGACCATGTCTCATTGTGTCGGCCATTCTGATTTTTTCAAAAATAATAGAATGTTCAAAGAGACTGATCCTGCCAATATCATATCTAGATTCAAGTCTGCTGCAAAACGAGTACAAGCGTATATTGAAGATCCAAATATTGGAATCGATAAGGTGGAGCAAGTTATCGATGCATGTCACTCCATCCAATATCAACTTCCAAGAACTCCGGGGATCAAAAGAAGAACAGAGGATCAGGCAAAAAAAGATCTTTTCAAGAAGACAAATGGCTTGCTAAATGTTGAAAACGGCTTGGTTCAAAAAGATTATAATTTGATCGGTTTTATTAGAAAAAACGCCAGAGGAATTGAAGATTGGAAACAAGATTTGATGGAAATGGTAGAAAAAAGATCACTATATTTTATGCCACAGGCACAAACTAAGATTATGAATGAGGGATGGGCAGTGATGATTCATGAAAAGATAATGAAGGATCTAGAATTGCCAGACAAGTATCATTTATCTTTTTTGAAAACTCACAATCAGGTTGTACGCCCAATACTCGGGAGGGTAAATCCTTATCACCTAGGTTACACAATTTTCAAAGACATAGAAGAAAAGCACGGATTTGAAGAATGTAAGTCTGTTCGAGAGATACACAACGATGAATCTTTCATAAGAAAATATTTGACAGAAGAAATTTGTAGAGACTTAAACTTATTCAGTTACTCATATGAGAATATGACAGATAATTACACTATTTCTGAAATTTCTGACGAAGAAGGGTGGAAAAGCGTAAGGGACAATCTAATTAGGAATACAGGACTTAAAGGAGTTCCTGTCGTTTATGTTAGCGATTTTGATAAAAAGACAAATACACTTTATATCGAGCACGAACATGATGGGCGTGATCTTGAATTATCATATGCAAACAGAGTATATGAACAAATATGCTCTCTGTGGGACGACGAAGTCTGCTTTACAACTATTATAGAAGGGGAACCTTGGGAATTTTAACATGACACACGAATCAAAAACAAATAAATTTTTACAAATTGCCGAAGAACACAAAAAAGGAAGCAAGAAAGAGAAATTCCATGGAACTTTTTCTGAATTCTTAGAGTTGTTTGAGGGCAGGCCAGAAGTGGCTGTTTTGGCTCATAAGAGACTTTACGAGGCAATCACTAAACACGGAATCACTAGAATGTCCGAAGAGGATACTAGATGTAACAACCTATTCAATGGTGACGAGATAAGAACATACGACTACTTTCAAAATAAATTTTTTGGAATGGAAAGATCTCTTGTTAAAGTCATGAGATATCTACACTCGGCAGCCATGAAAGGCGAAGAAAGCCGTCAGGTTTTATTATTACTGGGTCCGGTAGGTGCCGGTAAGTCGGCCCTTGTTGAACACATTAAGCGCGCGCTAGAGGGTGCAGGCCCGCTGTATGCTTTAGATGGCTGTCCGATCAACGAAAATCCCTTACACCTAATTCCTCGTGGGCTTCGAGATAGATTTAAAGAGCTATATGGTGTAAAAATCGAAGGAGACCTATGTCCAGTTTGTAGACACAAACTCCTGGAAGAACTTGATGGAGACTATATGTCCTTCAAGGTAAAGGAAACTTCTTTTTCCATAAGAGGTAGGCGAGGCGTTGGAGTGGTTCCTCCGATGGATGCTAACACCCAAGATACAAGTATTTTGATTGGCTCGGAAGACATCTCCAAACTAGATTTATATCCAGAAGATGACCCACGAGCCTTGAGTTTGAATGGTGCGTTTAACGTTGGAAATAGGGGCATAGTTGAGTTTGTGGAGGTGTTCAAGAATGAAATCGAGTTCTTACACACAATGATTACTGCAACGCAGGAGAAGGCCGTTCCAAGCCCAGGAAAGGGCGCCATGATTTATTTTGACGGAGTTATTTTAGCTCATTGTAACGAAGCGGAATGGAATAAATTCAAGTCTGAAAATACAAACGAAGCTATTCTTGACAGAATTGTTAGAGTAAACGTTCCCTACTGCCTGGAAGTTGACGAAGAACAGAAAATTTATAATAAAATGTTAGAAGAATCAGATTTTGACGCACATATTGCTCCCCACACTCTGGAAATCGCGGCCATGTTTGCCGTACTATCTAGACTAAAGACATCAAATAAAGTTGATCCAATGACTAAGATGAAGATCTACAATGGCCAAAATATTGTAGAGAAGGGCTATATCAAGAAAATTGATATCAATGACTTGCGCGACGAAGTCCGCGACGAAGGAATGACAGGAATTTCAACTAGATTTATTATGAAAGCAATTGACGCAGCTTTGGCAGACTCTGATAATAACATGGTTACGCCAATCTCTATCCGAGATGCACTAATCAAGCAAGTAAAAGAGCAAGTGGTTGTCGAGGATCTAAGAGAAAAATATCTTTCTTTTCTCCAGAAAGAGCTTCATGATGAATATTTGAAAATCCTTGAGAAAGAAATCACAAAGGCATTCGTTTCCGCTTATCAAGAGCAAGCAGAATCTTTGTTCGACAATTACCTCGATCACGCAGAGGCATATGTGAACGGAACAAAAGTTAAGGATAAGACGACCAAAGAAGAAATGAATGCAGACGAAAGTTTCTTGACCTCAATCGAAGAGCAGATTGGAATCGTTGGGTCGGCAAGAGAAAACTTTAGAGCAGACATAACAGCCTACATGTTCTCCAAATTGAGAAAAAAGGAGAAGATTGACTGGACCTCTTATGGACCCCTCAAGGAAGCTATTGAAAATAAACTGTTGACATCTGTTCGTGAGATTTCAAGGATTGTTACGAAGTCCAAGTCCAGAGATAAGAAACAGCAGAAGAAATATAATGAAATGGTGCAAACCTTGATTGACAATTACGGTTATAGCGAAGACTCAGCCAACGAAATTATAAAGTATGCATCTAATAATTTGTGGCGTGATAGCTAAACAAGATAAATAAATCGATCATATATTCAAATCCTCACAATAAATTTTGTGAGGATTATTTTTTTAAAAAAAATATTTATTTTTTTGGTCTTTTGGGTTTCCGCCGAAATACATACAATTCCAATAGAGGAGATATGCCTTCTTTTATTGGCGTTTTTGAGGAGTTTATACGTTATAAAAATTCAACAAAAACATTTAAGGATAATAGGGAAAGTAAAAATCCCACGGAGAAATCTTATATGATATCTTTACAAGAAGAACATTTAGGCACCCTGTCAGGTCTTTCTAGTTCTATTTCGCTTCCAGCGACATATACGATAAATATCTGGGTTAAAAATGTTAATTTAGATGGAACACAGCAGTGGGCCAATCTATATTTGCAGAATTCGGGATATAGATATGTCTTGGACGCACATTATGGCAGAATCGGCGCGGGTAACTGGACGAGCAATTTGACACCAGACTCTTCGCGCCTAAGCCTCGCGGCAGGAGATCCCCTAAAGGTGGCAGACACATGGCATTTAGTCACTGTCACTTATGACGGATCGACTATGGAATATTTTGCTAATGGAGTTTCCATTGGCACTGTTGATCCAACCGCAAACGCGACACCACCTACAGCTATCGATGTCCTTAATGGACCTGCGAATCAAGAATTCGCAGCAGAAGTTAGAGATTTGAGAGTGTATGAGGGTGTCGCGACGAGTCAGCAAATTGCTGATTCCTATAATAACAACGGCGTTCTCTCGCTCGAAGATGGCTTGGTAGCGAAGTGGTTATTTGACGGAAATCTTCAAGATGAAACAGGAAATCACAATGCTACATCTCCAACTGGAGCGGAAACTTATGTCGCCAATAGCGGTAATGAGTGGTTTGAATACCCTGGAAACGGTACAGATTATGTAAGCGTTCCTTACAGCGAAGATCTTGTCCCAACAGACGCAATGACTGTATCAACTTGGATTAAGTATAGTGCTTTAGGTAATCATTATGATTACTTCATTACAGCCAATGGCCACAATGCTACACCATCGTCTGATCACATGTCATGGGTCCTCGGACGTGTTCGCCAGAATGAAGGAGTAGTTCCTGCTAACTCGCCGATAAATAATTCTGGAAAGTTTTATTTCCAAATACAAACACAAAATGGCTATATTTCTGCTGTAGACCATCAAGGAGACGATTTGAGCGCTGGCTCAATAGATACGGAAGTATGGTACCACGTAGTTGGTACCTATGATGGCTCAATGGTCAGAATATATGTAGACGGTGTTCTCGCAGGAGAATATCCGCAAACTGGGCAAATTGTCCAGTTCCCGGGACAGCCAATTACCATGAATTACCATGTAATTCCAGAGTTGACTCTACCCGGAAATGCCCCCGGGCAAGCTGCTTTGTCACAGGACGATACCAGAATCTGGAATCGCGCCCTAGCAGCGGGAGAAATTACTTCTCTTTACAATGAGACAAACTTATATAACAATAACGGGCAAATAACCCAAGGAGAAAACAATATGAGTTATAAATATCACGTCTTGGCCAGAAAACGCGGTCCGCACATCCATACTATGGAAGTGAACATGGTTTTAGGCCTTGAAAGCTGGGATGCGTCAATCGCAGACACCGGCGCAACCATGAATGTTAAATTCGCACATGTCTCCCCTTCTGGAAACAATATTCCGGATTGGGAATCTTATTTTGACAAAGCACCGAATGACTGGACACAATTGCCAGTTTTTTCTGCTGTAGTTGAAACTCCAACTTTAGTTGATTCGCCTACATATGATTGGGCAGATTATAAATTGGTCATTACTCACGCTAATGGTGAGAATACAGTCATCTTCATGACAGATCCAGATGCAGCTGGTGGTGTTTCTGATATGGCTTTTCTGGATTTCAATTCAGACTACAGCTTGAACTTCGGAAATCACCCATTTGGCGCCGGTTCGTATGTGGCCAGCGGTGACTTCGAAGCTGATTCGATGTTCTTCATCGGTGATATTTCGGAAGCTGAAATGGCCGATATCGACACTGACGCCGGAGTCTTTCCAAATCCTCACTGGTTAGCAGACTCAAATATCACCTACAGCGTTATGGGAATTCCAGGACTTCCATCTGTTGGTACACCAATTTCTGGTATCGGATTTGCGTTTGGAAGCACTTTTGCCAACCCACAGATTCAATTCCTAGGATCTCCCGCCGAAAGTGAGCAGAAAATTCTGTACCTCAAGAGTGTATTTGATGCAGCCAACGCAAACGGCGGAGAGATGTTGCCTATCTTTTACAGAGATACCAATCCAGAATTCGGCGGATTCCATGCTAATCCAGCAGATAATACCACAATGGCTGCGGTAGATGATGCCATCTTGCTTGGTTATGCGATTCTTGCCAATTATACACCTGGCTCAACGACTATGGAGGTAGGTCTGTTTATGGACGACCCTTCAAACCCAGGAAGTTTGATTCCATGGACTGAAGATTATTACAATCAAGGTTTTGCGCCCGCCCCATCTTCGGTACTCTTTCCTTTCATGTTGGGTGTCACGAATGCCTCCTATAACCCTGAAAGTTGGGATGGATTAACAGGAGTACCTACTGTTGCAACAGTAGTCGCTAAAAGACTAGTAATGAAGATGCCTACTCTTGTTTTGGACGAGTACCATTCAGAGCTTCAAGCATTTATTCTTGATGGCTCGGACAACATTATCGCATCGGCTACTTCCACCAATTCGGTTCAAGGGGACCCAATCGAATTTGTATTTGGTACAGTTTCGATTCCTAATCCTAACTTCCATGCTACAGAAGGATCTGACCTAGTTGGTCACAAGATCCTAATTAGAGACTCTTATGGAGACGGTATTGGTACACTTGTTGGTGATGGTTCTGGAGTAATTGAACTGTATTTGCGTGACGAAAGTGATGTAGATTCAGCAGTTTTAGCTTCAGTTTCTGTAACTACTGCCGCAGCTTCTTATCTTGACACTGACGGTAAGCCTGGTGTATACTTTGATTTCGATTGTGAGTCTGAAGTAATGACAGTTGGCGAACTTTTGTCTGATGAAGTCAATCTTTCAACCTCTGGCGGAAGCGGCGGTGTTGTGCCTACCAGAACTAGAATTGATGCAGCAATTCAAGTCGACTTTGGCTTCGTAGACGCATTTGGTGTCACATATGAAACCATGGAAGACATGATTGCTGCTGAAGGCCTCAATACTGCGCAACTCGCGAGATATACCACTCCAGCATTCGACCCTAGAGTTATCAAGTATTCACTTGCACACTCTCAGTTCATCAGTGGTGATCAGATTGTAAACAAAGCATACGTTGATCAAGAAATTGCTGATGCTAACACGGAAATTGATGAAGCTATCGATGCAATCGGCCTTACGGGATCCTATGCAGCTCACGCTTCAGCAAGATATATTACTGCTGCAACTAGCTTGCACAATGCAGATCTATTGTTAGACACAGCTATCTCTGGTGTTCAGGATAACGTTGATGACAACGCGGCAGATATTTTGTCTCTTTCTTCATCTGTTTCTAGCAGTCTAGCGGCACTAGATCTTGAATTGAGTGGTGACATCACTAATCTCTCTTCTTCGGCTGCTGCCGATCGCGCTTCGATCAGAACGGAATTTGCCAATGCCGATACAGCACTTTCTGGTGCTTTGATGGCTACAATTAGTGCGTTACAATCTGACGTTGACCAAAATGAAGCTGACGCTGATGCAGCGATTACTTCACTCTCGGGTGCAGTTGCCGCAGACCTTGCAGCTCTTCAATCTGACGTTGATCAAAATGAAGCGGACGCTGACGCTGCCATTACTTCACTCTCGGGTGCAGTTGCCGCAGACCTTGCAGCTCTTCAATCTGACGTTGATCAGAACGAAGCTGACGCTGATGCAGCAATTACTTCACTCTCTGGTGCAGTTGCCGCAGACCTTGCAGCTCTTCAGTCGGATGTCGACCAAAATGAAGCTGACGCTGATGCAGCAATCACCTCACTCTCTGGTGCAGTGGCAGCTGACTTAGCAGCACTTCAGTCTGACGTAGACCAAAATGAAGCAGATGCAGACGCAGCAATCGCAGTTGAAAGAGGTCGTATTGACGCAATCCTCTCTGGCTCGGGTGTTGATCTTGATCAGTTGGTAGAATTGGTTGCCGCTTACGAGTTGGCAGATACCAATATTATTACCTCTATCACAAACCTCCAAGGTGATGTAACTAGTCTCTCCGGAGCGGTAGCATCTGACTTGGCAGCACTTCAATCTGATGTTGATCAAAATGAAGCAGATGCAGACGCAGCTATCACATCGCTCTCCGGAGCAGTCGCAGCTGATCTTGCAGCTCTTCAATCTGATGTCGATCAAAATGAAGCCGACGCTGATGCAGCAATCACTTCACTCTCGGGTGCTGTGGCAGCTGATTTAGCAGCTCTTCAGTCTGATGTCGACCAAAATGAAGCTGATGCCGATGCGGCCATTACTTCACTCTCGGGTGCAGTGGCAGCAGACTTAGCAGCACTTCAGTCGGACGTTGACCAAAACGAAGCAGATGCCGATGCCGCGATTACTTCACTCTCGGGTGCAGTAGCAGCAGACCTGTTGGCAATGGAAACGGACTATATCTCAAGAGATAATCAAATTGTTTCCGATTATATTGCCGCTGATACAGCGTTGTCAGGTGCATTGATGGCTACCATCACCGCGCTACAATCTGACGTTGATCAAAATGAAGCAGATGCAGATGCAGCAATCACTTCGCTTTCGGGCGCAGTAGCAGCAGACTTGGCAGCACTTCAGTCTGACGTAGACCAAAATGAGGCTGACGCTGATGCAGCAATCACTTCGCTTTCGGGCGCAGTAGCAGCAGACTTAGCAGCACTCCAAGCGGATGTCGATCAGAATGAAGCTGACGCTGATGCAGCAATAACTTCACTCTCGGGTGCTGTGGCAGCTGATTTGGCAGCGCTCCAAGCGGATGTCGATCAGAACGAGGCAGATGCAGATGCAGCCATTACTTCACTCTCGGGTGCATTCGCGGCTGACTTAGCAGCACTTCAGTCTGACGTAGATCAAAATGAGGCGGATGCCGATGCGGCCATTACTTCACTCTCGGGTGCTGTGGCAGCTGATTTGGCAGCTCTTCAATCTGACGTCGATCAGAACGAAGCCGACGCTGATGCAGCAATTGCTGTTGAAAGAGGCCGTATTGACGCAATCCTCTCTGGTTCGGGTGTCGACCTAGACCAATTAGTTGAGTTGGTTGCTGCTTACGAGCTTGCTGATACTAACATCATTACATCAATTACAAACTTGCAAGGCGATGTGACTAGTCTTTCTGGCGCAGTCGCAGCTGATTTGGTAGCTCTTCAGTCTGACGTTGATCAGAACGAGGCAGATGCTGATTTGGCTATCTCAAATCTTCAAGCTGATGTAGATGCTAATGAATTGCAGCACGATCAAGAAATGAAGGATATGTTTGGTGACAATTATGTTTCTGGTGCAGTCGGAGGAATCTCCTTTGTTGCTCACACAGAAGATCAAATGTGGCCACTTCAGAGTTCAGATCTTCATCTCGCTGTTGATTTCGGTGACGCTCTGAAGAAAATGGACGAGAGACTTCAGGCATCTGAATATGGTCTTCAGGTAACACATGATGTTGCTCTAGAGATGATGAGTGATGTGGAAACTCTCCAGTCTGAAGTTCAGGCAATGCAAGATGAAGTTGAAGGCCTTGTTGAAACTGTAGTTTCGGGTACTAATGCTGTTGTTGCAGACGTCAGAGGTGATATTGCCCTAGTTAGAGATATGATTTGTCAAGAAACGGAAGTTCTGACATCTGATATCGCTGCTGGCGGAACACACGCCATTCAATATAACGCATCTGAAATTCAGCTTGTTTCCTTGAATGGACAAATTCTGACAGAAGGGTTTGATTACAACTTCGATGTAGCATCACCACAAGCCATTACGATGACCTTCGGCCTTCTTACTGGCGATAGAATGGTGGTTGTCTATAAGAAAGACATTTCTCTTTCTTCTAGTGTTATCGTAAATAGCAGTGATTTCCTTACTGGCACAATGACTGATCCTTCAAGCTTTGCTACCAAGGTTTCTGACGCTTCTAACGATATCGCGACCGAGGAAGAATGGGGTGCAGCAATCCCAACTTTCCCACTAAGCTAATATAGAGTAAAAGTATTTTAGAAATAATTTACTTGCCCCCCTGTTTTTACAGGGGGGCTATTTTTTTAAGACTATTTATGTTTTGAGGGGACAAAAGAAATGTTCAAAAAAATAGTTAGCCTTTTTTCTACAAAAGATGAACAAATTGAAGAAGAAGAAGAAGTTCAACAAGAAGTTCAGGAAATCCAACTTCCGGATCAAATAGAGGTTCCGAAAGAAATAGCCATTATTCCAGTAAACTTAGATCTTGCTGTAGAAAAAACTTTCAAAGATTATAAGGAATTCTTATTTGAATCGAAAATGAAAGAGAGGAAATACTTCGAAGTCGTCGAAAAGTTGAAAAAAGTGAAAGAAGATAGGATCGAAGAAATAAAAGAAAAATTCTTAGGAGACAAAAAAGATGACTACGAGTTCGAATATCCCAAAGGTACTGGGAAGCCTGGGATTCTAAAAAAGAAGAATATATCTCAACAATCATAATTATTTTGATTTTAGAAATTTCACAAACTATTTATAATGTGATAAAGCAATCTAATTTGAGTCAATTAGAAGGAGATCTCTTAGATGTCAGTTAAGAAGTTTAAATTTGTTTCACCGGGCGTTTTCTTAAACGAAATTGATAATTCTCAATTACCGGCAGATGAATTGGGTGTAGGCCCAGTTGTAATCGGAAGGACCAGAATGGGTCCAGGCATGAGACCTGTTACAGTCAGGTCGCAAGCAGAATTTGTGGAAGTATTTGGTAATCCAATCCCCGGTGGCGGCGGACCTGATGGTGATGTATGGAGAGAAGGCAACCTAATCGGCCCAACTTATGCATCCTATGCAGCTATGGCACACCTGAATGCCGGAGTAGGCCCAGTGACAGTAATGAGGCTCTTGGGAGAGGCACATCCGGGAGCAGATACAACTGATGAAGCTCTTGCTGGTTGGAAATGTTCTAATCGATTCAACACTAGTGTGGCGGATAATGGAGGCTCCTATGCTCTCTACCTTTTTGCTTCTTCCAGTAATGGTAAGCATACAGGCTCTTTGGCAGCGACGATTTATTGCGACCAGGGCGCCCTTACGCTTACTGGTACAGTGGCACCCTCAAATGGTGCAGCGTCAACACTCCCATCTCCAGATCGGACAGCCTCTGGTTCAGCAGCTCTTTTTGAGACAATCGGAACTTACGGGGAAAGCACTCTACAGATACACGACACTTCAAATAATGTAGTTTATACTACAGCCTTCAATTTGGATAGGGACTCTGATAAATATATTAGAAATGTATTGAATACTAACCCAATCTTGACAAATAGAGACCTGACAGATACCGCGAACTTGAAAAAAGGTGAGCAGTATTATTGGCTAGGTGAGACATTCGAAAGAGATGTGGCAGAAGTTATCCAAAACCTATCAACGGCCTCTGGCCAATCTGTTTTAGCTATGTTGGTGGCCCAAGAAAGCACCGGCACGCCAAATATCCAGAGAGATGATATGCAAATTAGTGCAGAAGCTCCAGAAACTGGATGGTTCTTCTCGCAAGATTTGGGTACAATAACCGGCTCTTACAGTCCTCTCGACATGCAGAGACTTTTCAAGTTTGTATCTCTTCATGAGGGAACTTGGGTACAGGAAAACTTAAAAGTTTCAATTTCAGATATCAAGGCATCGACGAACAAGTCAAATAAGTATGGTTCTTTCACAGTCTTAATCAGGAGAGCGTCGGACAGAGATAACGTTGTACAGGTTGTAGAAAGATTTAGTAATGTAAATCTTGATCCTAATTCAGAAAATTATATTGCCAGAAGAATTGGAACAAAATGGCAAGAGTTTGACTACAACCAGGCCAGACTAAGAACATATGGAGAATACAATAACCAATCTAAATATATTAGAGTAATTATGAGCCAACTAGTGGACAGCGCGCAAACTGATCCAAGGTATTTGCCTTTCGGAACGTTTGGTCCTCTAAAACTGGAGCCACTAGGTGGTGTTACATATACTAGTGGATCATCTATTGCGTCCGAGGCATTCTTTGAAGGGGCATCAGATATGCCTCAAGTAGTCGAGCCAAATGATGGAAACTTGTGGATTCCTGATGGTGCAGAACTAAGAATGTCCGCGCCTTCTCTCGCAACGAGAATTTCAGCTTCAGACGGAGGTTTGGCAGATATTAGAGATGCATACTTTGGTCTAGATAATGCTATTTCAGCCGGCGCATCAAGATTCGACTCTGGCTATGGTGATTACCTAAGAGCGAACCCAGATGGGGTAGCTCGTGTAGACACGTCAGAACAAATCTCTAGATCATCTTGGACTAGTGGTGCAACCACCAAGCATCTTAGTTGGCAATATATTGTCTCCCTAGATGATGTTGTTGTCACCGGGTCGACTGGTGCAGAAGTATATTGGATGTCTGGATCTAGAGCAGAAGGAATTTCAACAACGGCAACTGGAAGTTCTTGGAAATCAATTCTGGATGCTGGATTTAATAGACTTACTACAGCATTTTATGGAGGAGTTGATGGTTTCGATGTAACAGAAGCTGACCCAGTTAGAAACTCTCTAATGGAAACGGGCGATTTAGATACATCAAACTCTGTTTATAACACAATCAAAAGAGCAATTGATACTGTTGCAGATCCTGAAATGGTACAATCTAACCTGATCACCATGCCTGGTCTCACAAATTCTTCTCTAACACAACATATTATTGATACGTGTGAGGATAGAGCAGATTCACTTGCTGTTATCGACTTGCAAAATGTTTATTTTCCTCCAGCTGAAGGTAAGACATATCTTTCTTTCCAAGATAGACTTGGATCGGTCCGTGAGGCAGTAAATAGCTTGACTGTAAGGGGAATTGATAGTTCTTACGCCTGTGCTTATTATCCATGGGTTCAAATAAGGGATAACATCTCTGGCCAGCTAGTTTGGGTACCACCTTCAGTGGTAGCTTTGGGAACCTTCGCTTCATCTGAAGCAAAATCTCAAGTATGGTTTGCCCCTGCGGGATTCAATCGCGGCGGACTTACAGAAGGTTCTGCGGGTATGCCGGTTGTTGGAGTCTCTGAAAGGGTTCGCTCGAAGGATAGAGACACGCTGTACGAAGCAAACATCAACCCTATTGCTACATTCCCATCAGAAGGTATTGTAATTTTCGGACAGAAAACTTTGCAAGTAACTCCTTCTGCCTTGGACAGAATTAATGTTAGAAGAATGTTGATTTATGTCAAGAGAGAGATTTCAAAAATTGCAAACAATATCTTGTTCGATCAAAACACAAATGTTACTTGGGCTAGATTTACAGGCCCTACTAATAGATTCTTGTCTGCTGTTCAATCTGGTGGTGGACTGACAGAATTCAAAGTTGTTTTAGACGAAACAACAACAACCCCAGATTTGGTTGATAGAAATATTGTTTACGCAAAAATCTTCTTGAAGCCAGCCAGAGCAATCGAATACATTGCAATTGATTTCAATATTACGAGAACAGGGGCATCATTCGATGATTAAAAAAGTTCATAATATTTTCAAAGACTATTTAGAAATGAGTAAAGTACAAGGGAGACCTAATTAAATGGCATTTTGGACAACAGCAGCGGGGAGAGATCCCAAAAGAAAATTTAGATTTTTACTAACTATTGCATCACTTCCGGGAGGGGGACAGTGGTTTGTAAAAACTTCAGATAGACCGTCTTTTGAGGTCGCCTCAACAGAACACAAATTTCTGAATCATACGTTTTATTATCCCGGTTCAGTGACATGGAACGAAGTTTCTGTAAACCTAGTAGATCCAGTAGACCCAGATATGCAGTGGGCAATTGCTGATATTATCAGAGGATCTGGCTATTATGTACCAACAAATTCTGCCCAAGGAACCAAAAACACAACAACAATCTCAAAAGCAAAAGCAGCTACTGCTCTTGGCGAAGTGACAATCGCAATGATCGACTCTGATGGTCACCCTATTGAAACTTGGAGACTAAACGGGGCTTGGATTTCTGGTGTTGAAAATTCTAACTTGGAATACGGAGCAGATGATCTTGCTGATACAACGATCAAATTTAGATACGACTGGGCCGATCTGATGGTAGAAGAAGGAGACATACAGTACTCTCCTTCGACTCCTGCAATCAAGCCAACGGACGTTTCAAAGGATGCTCCAAACGCAGCGGCACCTTCCACTGGCTTTGGTGGTACGGGCACGACAAGAGTACCAGATAACAATTCATAAATAAAATAGCCATAATAACAAACGAGAGGTGAAAATTGGCACGAAAAAATTCAGAAAGAACGGGGACAGAAGCAACTTCTGGCTCCTCTACTTCTGGAGCACTAACCTTGGAGGCCCTTCAGGAAAAGTTACTTAGCTTTCCGAAGCCGGTCGAGTTGGTGGATTTACCATCAAAAGGTAAGTTTTATCCAGAAGGTCACCCGCTGAAAGACAAAGAACATGTGGAAATCCGCCACATGACAGCAAAAGACGAAGACATTCTAACTTCTAAGTCACTCCTTAAAAAAGGTGTAGCTATCGATAGACTATTGAAGAATATTGTGACGGATAAAAATATTCAAGTAGAGAGCTTGTTGGTTGGAGATAGAAATGCACTTCTTATCGCCGCCAGGATTTCTGGGTACGGAAGTGAATATGAGACGCAAGTAACATGTCCCGCGTGTTCTACAACTCAACAATTTTCTTTCGATCTAGAAGATAGGCCTACTTACCAAGGGGACGATTGGGGGGAGTACCAAATTTCAGAAACAGGAAATGGAACATTCAATATCACCCTTCCTATTTCAGAAATTACAGTAGAAGTTAGACTTATGAACGGCCGTGATGAAAGACGACTGGCTAACCTAATGGAAAACAAAAGAAAGAAAAAGCTTCCAGAAACTGTGCTAACAGATCAATTGGGGATGATGATCGTATCCGTAGAAGGAAACGATAGTAATGAATTCAAAAGAACACTAATTGATAATATGCCAGCACTAGACGCTAGATATATGCGAAAAGCTTATGAAAAATTGGTCCCTACAGTTGACCTAACTCACCGCTTCCAATGTTCTGGTTGTGAGTATGAGGGTGAGATGGAGGTTCCGTTTACAACGGACTTTTTTTGGCCTAAGTGATGAATATTTAGAAAAGGGCGTTTACGAAGAATTGCACATCTTGATGTACCATGGAACGTGGAGCTTCACAGAAGCATATAGTTTGCCCGTTGGGCTAAGAAAGTGGTTTTTGCAGAGGCTCGTAGAACAGAAAAAACAAGAACACGAAGAAGCAAAGCGCGCCCAAAATAAAAAATAAATGAAAATGGAGATAGTGCAAAACCGTCTCCATTTTTCTTTTTACAAGACTATTTATAATGTTAGGAGATTCTTTTAATGAATTTATTGAACGAAGAAGAGATTGTATCAATTCACATTGATTTAGAAGAGTTGAAAAAGAACGAACTAAATGAAAGCTTTCTTGCAATGTTTGGTTCCTCTGTAAAGCTGATTTTGGATAGAATGTTCGGCGGCCGTGTAGGATCCCCAGCAGGTTGGTCAATCAGTGGAAGTCGAGGAGATGTCAATTCATTTGCTAGAACGTTAGGTAGGGAAAAAAGATATCTTGAATCTTCCAAAAAATATGGTTTAGATAATCCTAGAACTTTTCAAGATAAGAAAAAATTAGAAAAAGCAATCAAGGGGTTCGAGAAAGATACTGGTCTGAAGTGGCCATTTAAATAATTTGGAGATTTTAAATGGCTGAATACACAGAAATGACTAATGAAGAGCTTATAAAAGAACTGCGAAAAAGAGATAGGATAGCTGAAGAAGAATTATCCAAAGGTGATCCTGATGCAATAAAGCGCAGACGCGTCCTTATCGAGATGCTACATGAGCAACGCGAAGCGCTTTCTGACCTCAAAGCTGTCCATGATGCACAGATGGATAGCGAAATCGCATCTCAAAAGGCCAATCTAGAAAATGCCAAAGAAGAGCAAAAGTATCTTAAAAAAACCGGTCAGCTGACCGAAGAAAAATATCAAGCTAATCTTCGAGATTTGGAACTTAACTATAAGCAAATAGAGGCCTCAATCAAGCTCAAAAAGGCCAACAGAGATCAATTCAACACAATATTGACTGGTATAACGGGAATTTCTGACGCTTGGAAAAAAACAACTTGGGGAATGCTCCTAGAGCCAGAAGGTTGGGCAGCCTTATCTATGGGACTTAAGGAAACATTTACGCCCATGAATATTCTTGGATCTTCTTTGATGAAAGTCCAAGAAGCCACAATGGCTCTGGCTTACGCACAAGATGAAGCTATAGCGCAAATGAACAAGCTAACAGGTGCAGCCCCTGGGCTAGAAAGCCAAATGATCGCTTTGGAGCATGAGTTTTCTGGCGTAGGAGTCACAGCCGATGAGGCTGGTCATGCCTTGAGTACTTTATTCAACACAGTTACAGATTATAATAGAATGGGTCCTGCTACACAAAAGCAGGTTGCCGACACAACAGCGGTATTGAACGAAATGGGAGTTTCAGCAGAGGTTACTGCAAGAAATATACAGTCACTAACAAAGGTGTTTGGTATGTCCGGCATTCAAGCCGCTGAGACTTCAAGAGAATTATTTACATTCGCTCAAAATATTGGCATGGCCCCCGAAGAGGTGGCATCTAATTTTGCAACAGCAATGCCAAAGATGGCCGCCTTTGGAGAGCAGGGAGTTGACACTTTCAAACGTCTTCAGGCAGCTGCAAAGCAGAGCGGCATGGCAGTGGATCAGATGCTGTCAATTGTTGAAAAGTTTGATACTTTCGATGGAGCCGCAGAATCTGTTGGTAGACTAAACGCCATTTTAGGTGGTCCTTTCTTGAGTTCGTTAGACATGGTCACCACAACCGACCCTACAGAAAGAATGAGAATGTTGTCTCAAGCGGTAAATCAGTCTGGTAAGAGTTTCGACGAAATGAGTTATTACCAAAGAAAAGCTCTTGCAGATGCCATGGGCCTTTCAGATGTTTCTGAATTGGCTCTCCTTATGAGGGACGGATTCGATGCAGCAGTACCTGCACAGCAACAAAGCCAAGAAGAATTGGCCGCCCAAGCAGAGGCCGCCAGAGAATTTCAAACAATCAAAGAAGAATTGATTCAGACGGTCCGACAATTTGCAGTTAGTATGCGCCCCGTAATCAAAGTATTCAAAGGATTCCTTCAGCTAATACAGGATGTAAATGCATATTTTGACGGATATTTTATCCCTGGGGTAATCTTAGTTACTGGTGCTTTTGTCACATTGAAGAAAACTTTGTTTTTGGTTGGCGCTGCCGGAGATGCTTATAGGGCCTCCGTTGCAGCCTTGACTACAGTCAAAAACTTTCTCACTAGTGGGATATTCAAAAACACTGCCGCTCTTGTTTCCAACACAGCCGCAAAAATAAAAGATGCTTGGGCCACTGGAGTTCAAACAACTGCACAAACTGCTCAAAATCAAGTTATTGATGAAGGTACACAGGGAATGCAAAGGCAGCAGAGGCAGATGTCTCAAAGTGGTCGAGCGGCTGGCGCCAGCGCGGGCCAATTGATCGCTTTTGGTTTTGCTCTTCTTTTGATTGGTGGAGGGGTGTTTTTAGCCGCCCTAGGCATTGCGGCGATAGCCTTGGCATTTAGCCAGCTTGATATTGCCCAAATGATTGGTGCAACTGTTGCGATTGTTGCATTCGGAATAGGAGTAATAGCGGTGATTAGTGCCCTTTCAGCATTGGTCGCAGGGCCACAGGCAGCACTAGTTGCTGGCGCAGCGGGGGTTCTTTTGGCTGTTGGCGCCGCCGCACTCATGGCTGGCGCGGGTGTTGCCCTGATTGCTGTTGGGATGGGATACTTAGTAAAATCATTTGCAGAATTGTTGAAAACAGCAACTCCCGAAAAGATGCTTGGTTTCTCTATCGCTTTCTCTGGGTTTGTTGCCACGCTCTTTTTGATGGTACCTCTTCTTAACTTTTTGCCCCTCATCGCTCTCGGACTTGTTGCTGTAGGATTTGCTATGTGGGGCATGAATAAATTTATCAATAGCTTAGATCTAACAAATATTGAAATATTGGGCACCTTCTTCGGGTCCCTATCTTCTTTGATGCAGCAGACGCAACAAGACATGGATGGAGTATCTGAAGGCATCAAGAAGATTGTTGCAGAAGTCAATAAGTTAGATACCGAAAAAGCAATTCAACTGTCAACAACTATGGATTCGGTCACAGCTATAACAAAGGTTGTTGCAACGGGTAACGCTGGAACTTCGCCAGCCGCAGCAACAGCACAATCAGGCCAGCCAGTAACAATTGTCCTAAAACTGAAGGAAAGAGTCTTGGCAAAACAGACAGGAAAGATTGTAAATGGAATGTTTTCAACAGATACCGACTTATCTTTTGCAACATAATTCATCTTCTAACTAATTAGTTTTACAGGAGAAGCTATTACTATGGCGGAAATACCAAGCTCGACAACTAGCTATGCTGAAAATAAAGGATTATATATCCACTTTCAGAGCTTACATACTCCGGGTGCTAAAGTAAAATTCAAAGCTTTTATAGATAATTTTACCCAATCCTTTTCTTCAAATTGGAATACTCAAACTGTATTCGGTAGAATGGATCCTATTCAAACTTTTCAAAACACCCAAAGAACAATAAACCTATCTTTCAAGACGACCTCTGTAAACGCAGAAGAGGCCGCTGAAAACCTGAAAAAAATAAATCTATTGACAAGAATGCTGTATCCCACATACGATATACCAGACATAAAGGTGGCTACTGGAAAAACTCAAATTGGTAATGCTCTCACGATGGCCAAGCCTCCCCTGATGAGGGTGAGGTTTGTAAACTGGATTCAGTCAGCGCCCAACAAGGGGCTTATTGCCGCCGTCAGTGGCTTTGAATATACTCCAGATTGGAACGATGAGGGTGTTTTTGATTATCACAATAACCTTGTTCCGAAGACAATCAATGTTTCTTGTACTCTGAATATACTTCACGAGCATGACTTGGGCTGGACACAAGATGGAAACTGGCTTGGAGCTGTTGGAGAAAACAAGGGACAAGGAGGAAGTAATTTCCCCTTCGTCGCCACGGGCCTCCCTTTTTCTACTTCGCCACAAGAAGCTTTCCAAAATCCAGCCGCCCCAGTCTCGAAAGCAGCTGCGGTCGCAAAGCAACTTGGATCAACATCTGGAAATTCAGTCGAAACTGCGCAGGTAGATTATGTAACGAATCCTGATTTTGTGTCTCCGGACTCTGAGTTTTCGATGATACTTCCAGATACCGGAGATGAATAGATGCCAACTAGAGATAATAAAAGAGTAATAAGAATAAATGATAACGAGATGTATGATGAGTTTTTTGAGGAAAGGAAGGTCAAACAAATAAGACAATTTATGACCAACGAAATTGGATACCCAACTACAGCTCAAAAATTATCTATTGACAGCGTGAATCATATCTGGAAAATAGGGGATAGATTTTATAAGCTATCATATGAATACTACGGAGATTCTAGATTTTGGTGGGTGATTGCTTGGTATAATATGAAGCCGACAGAAAGTCATGTTAAAATTGGTGACATTTTATCTATTCCTTTTCCTCTTGAAAAAGTGATGAGATATTATGATAAAGAGTAGAGGTTAGAGATGGGAAGACAAGCAGGACCTAGACCAACAACGCTAATGAATCTAGCATTGATGTTCGAAAAAACTATTACGCCCATAGATCTGTCGTTTCTTTCGATAGCTCTTACTGACTATATTCGAAAGCTAAACCAGCAGATCGAGTCTAGCTATGAAGAAGATAATATAAAAAAAGAAAATCCAACAGCAGCTGGAGCGTCAGAAGTAGGTTTAAAACAACTAAGAGACTCTTTTGTGAGGTACCAAAAATATATCGCTGCTGGTCTAGTAGAAAAAGCTGCCACAAAAATGATATATTATCTTAGCAATCCCGATGATGAAAAAGCCTTGGATGATTTATATACTTCATGGGATTCAATAATCGACCCGATCATACCTGATAATCCATATGAAAAGACATATTTCACTAGACAAGAATTTCGAAAAACAATTTGGGACAATTTTACGGTTTTCGCCACTTCCATGGATTTTACAAATCAGCTGTATTACTCGTGGCAAACCGGAAAAGTAAATAGTCTTTTGAGTAGCAATACTTGGCTAGATAAGCCCAATAAAGAAAGTGCTGTTAGGTGGCTAATCCATTTTATGTACTATGAGAGGGCAGTCTTATCGATTTCATGGTACAACGAGGAAGGAGATGGAATTACAGACATTCCAGATGCCATCGCAAATCGTTCCGAATACAAAGAATTGCTTGAGAAGCAAGAGAGGGGAGAAGCCCTAACTCTAGACGAAGCTTTACGCCTAAAACAACTTCGCGAAGCCGCCGAAGCCGGCGACTTCACCAATATAGAGGATATAGATTCTATAGAGGATGTGGACAAGTCCCTTAGATTTTCCGAGCAAACAATATTAATGAGGAACCTGAAATCACTAGCGGAAAATTACACAGCCTTGGTAAAAAAGAGAGAAAAGAAATATGAAAAAACGTATTTGATGTATGGGAAGCCCTCGGAGATGGTGAATAAGCTAACCTTGAAGCCGGGAATGTCAACTTTCTTGAATTTTAGAACGCATGAGATATCCCAATTGGCACCAAAATTTAGATTATATCAGATTGTTTATAATGAAAATAACAAATTCGTTCGAGAAGTTGAGCACAAGTTTGCTAACAAGAATAATATTACCTCTGGAGACCTAACACAGGCTTCAATACTGGAATCTCGTGGCAGAGAAGCAGTAGGTGTAAAATCTTTCGAATGGGAATATGTAGGCACAAATCCAGTTACGGCCAGAAATGACCTTAAAGCAAAGTTGGAAATATATTTTCAATCTTTTGATGATCTTTTTGAAAAAAGAACAAGTATAGATAGAAATGGCAAGTCCTATAATTATAGGTATGTGGATTTAATATTGAGAAATCCAGAAAATGAAGCAGAAGATGAGCAAAGATCATGTTCTGTGTCAGCAGATAGTGACCAAACTTCCGAGCAAAAAAAGATAGAGAAATTTGAAACAAAAATTATTGTTGGATGGAATTTCAAAGGTACAGATTTGGAAAACAAGGTAAGAGGCGATAATGAACACATTAGTGATTTGAGTTATTTCAATGAAGTGTTGTTTATGACTCTTATCGATCATGAGTTTGGAATAGAGGAAGATGGAACGCTTACCCTTTCTATAACCTATCGAGCAAGGCTGGATGCTCTCTTACAAGATAAGAGAGCGGACATTCTGGCAACTACAAATATTATTTCAAGAAGGGCAAAATTTGAGAATCAGATAAAGAAGCTACAAAAAGAGTGTGAAAAAAGCGAACAAACAAGGGAATCTCTAAAAAAACTAAAAGATGAGTATGAAGAAAGAAAAAAGAAATTTAGACAAGAAAGCTATCAAAGTATTGTAGATGATCTTTCTGGAAATGGAGAAGTGAAGACATATCCAAGACTTTTTCATGTCGGTATCGATGTTGCAAAATTCGTCGAAGCGGGATACAAACTCGATGATGCAGAAGAATACCTTTATGATAAAGACACTGCGGGAATAACAGTAGGCACCGAAAAGATTCAAAAATCTCTAGCCGAGAAAATATCCAATTCAGCACAAATCGGACCCAAATCAATCTCCGAAAAGCAAATGGTTCAGAATCAAGTAAACACTGTAAATGATACAATCCAAACAATCTCCACGACGACAGGGATCGATACTCCAGGCGAAGCTATTCTTGCGTCTCCTCTTGCCCTGACTCCAATTGGAGCAGCCTTATCCGCCTATTCCTCGTATCAAAGTGTTGCTCAATTATATTCAGATTATCAAACAAATTCAGAAATAGCAAGTTTTGAGGAAACTGGAGAAATACCCGAAGATATAAATAAGTTTTTGAGAACCACAGTGGATATTCAAGACGGGGTTTATAATATACATTATTTCTTTTTCGGAGATTTAGTAGAATTGTTGGCCCAAAGAGTTCTAAACCCAACAAGGCAGAACGAACTTACTAAGAATGACGCAACATTACCTCAAGAAGCTTTGGATAATATCAAGGTAATATTGGGGACAATGGAATGGTTCCCTAGAGCTAAGGGGTCAGCACAAGCACCATATAGGGTAAATTTAGGCGCCCTACCTATATCTCTGATGGTTTTCAATAATTTTATGATCCGAAGAGTGTTGGCAAAAAAGAGAGACGTATACAGTCTTTTGGATTTCATTAGGGACTTTATGAGATACATGTTAGATGAAATTCTGGGTGCCAATTCTGAAGAAGACGCGTCAATAAAGATGGATCTTGAAGTTAAGTCTACAGTTCTGACAATGCCAGGAAAACCAGTTGGTGTAGGGTCGAAAGAAACCATCGATCCAATCGCATCAAAGATTTTAGAAAACCAAGCAAATAATATAAATCTATCGCCAGAAGCTCAAGCGGGCGGCTCAATTGCTGGCTTGACAATAGATTTAGATACTATAACAGAGGAAAATACAATCGTCCCTTATACCAATCCAGAATCAAATTCGGCAAATCGGGCCTACCACTACCTGACAATATATGTTGAAAACAAAAGCCCTCTTCATTTGAGGGGAATACAGGAGTTTGACAAACAAGCGGGAATATATCACTTTCATATTGGAGAGAACCGCTCCATATTCAAGAGAGCCAATTTCAAAAAAACAGACGCGCCGTACTTGCGAGAAGCTAGGTTTGTAGAGGAGTCTTATAATCCTCTGTCTACTCTGGCAAACGTTTATGATGTTGATATTGAAATGTTTGGAAATACCATATTTTATCCAGGACAATATTTGTTTATCAATCCATTTGGACTAGGAAAGTCTATTGGCCTTCCTTGGGATTGTAATTCTATGTCCAACATAATGGGCCTAGGCGGCTATCATCTTGTGACAGGAGTCAATTCGGTCATGGATGAAGATGGCTTTTCGACTAATATCACAGCAAGATTTGAATATAGTGGCGATGGAAGAGCTAAGAAAGATAGCAGAACAGACGCGGAAACTCCTAATTGCTCAAATGTGGAGGCAACAGAGATAAAATGAATCCTTTTGATCCAAAATATTTTAGAGGGAAAAACGATCTTGGATCTTTCGAAATTTTTTTGGAGCGCACGTTCTTCAAGGGTTTTGCATTATCTGAAAACGGAAAACCTAAACAGTCCATAGATGAAGCAAAAAATTTATTTTTCTCGGAAATAGGCTTGCATGGAAAAATAAACCCTACAGGAAATGTTATAATCTCAAATCCTCAACGTTTAGCTAGGTTAGATCAAAAAGAAGACGTTTTAGTTTTTGATTTCGTCGCCCAAGCCTTTGAGGATATGAAGCGCGCAATAGCCACCGCAGTGCGCTCGGGCAATATTTCTTCTTCAGACGAGCATTTTGAAAAATTTGTAGCAAAAACTGGATGGGTTGATGCCAATATCGGGTACGGAATATATATCAACAGCCTAAAGTCGTTCTTTATGAAATATTTACAGAGGCTACCTACAGATAAGAAAAGAAATTTAGACGATATTCATGTGTTTAGTGATATTTTTTTAGAATTTTATGAATTTTTTTCCACTTCTTTCCCCCTCACAAGGACAGGATTCATGATGACAAACATGATATCCAATCAATGTTCTGGAATGATGGTGACTATCGCTGATTATGATTATTCTTCTGACGAGGAAAAAATAAAAAACTTCTATAATAGCGTCAACTTGCCCGCATATAAGCAAGCCGCCATTAGTCACGGGTTTCTTATTGATAAGAATGCCCCATGGAGACTAATTGCAGACATAGATAATCCAGTAATGCAAAATTATATCAATCAAGAAATGTTGAGTTCTGGTTTTGATAGAAAATTATTTTTTGCAACTTATTTCTTGTCTCCGGATCCAGATCCCATATCAGATATAAAAAACATTATTTCCAACTTATACCAATCCGCCATATCTGTAAATAAAATAGATAGAAAAATAGAACTAAATGCTAGAAATTGTTTTGAAATTACATTACGGCGCCGGCCTCAAAAATTGGCCGGCCAAATATTTACAAGCCTTGCAGAAGTAGAGTGGGCAGAGCTGTATTTGAAAATAAAAAATTATGAAACTAAAATAGGCTATACAGAGGAAGAATTGAAAGTCATGGCAAGAAATGTAGCAGATTTGAGAAAAAAACTTGACAGCCGGCCCTATATGTTATATATTAGAAATAGGTTTCCGCAAATACCTTTTAGCGAAGGGTCCACAAATTACAGAGAAGCCAAAAAATATATTTTGGAATCTGGAACAACTCTCGAATCTTCGTTGAGCGAAGAACTAAAGAGAACAACCAGAATAAAGAAAAAAACTATTTTCTAGTATAGAGTAAAAATTGATTTTTCAAACACTTGATGACAAAAAAGATTGTGTAGGATTCTTCTATAAAGATTTGATCTTCGGAGAAGAGTTGCCAGCCGAGCTGACCCATACGTGGTCTTACTCCTCTTTCTTGAAAGGTAGAGAAATAGAATATGCAAAGCTTTATTGCAATGGCAAGACGCTTGATGAGATGTGTCCAGAGTTCTTAATTCACCGCTGGGAGCGTATCAGAAATAAACTAAAGGCTTTTATCAAAACTTTCCAAACCGCTCGCGTATCTCTCGATGAGAACTGTTTT